TCATGCGGCCTCCTTACATTGAAACACCAGATAGTCCGGAGCCAGTGTCAGTGGGCCGGGCAATAGTTCATCGAACGCCCGTTTCACCCCAGGGAACCGAGGATGCCCGTAATCGTGACCGAACAGGATTCCGTTCGGCTTCAGTTTCGGCAGCCAGGCCGTGATGTCGGCGACGACCGACTCGTAGCCGTGCTCGGCGTCGATCACGACGAAGTCCAAGGAACCGTTTTCAAACGACACAGCAGCCTGCAACGAGGCCTGGCGGTGGATTGTTCTTCGATCCGCTGCGAAAACCGTCGCCTGAATTGCCTGCCGGCTTGCTGTGTCGAAGGTCGCCTGGCTGGCCTGCTTTAGCGAGCTCGGTGTCGCGCTGGGCGGATACTTTCGCCAGCGGTCGACCATGTGGAGGTGCAGGTGGGGAAGCGAGCGCAGCAGGTATTCGGATGTCTCGCCGTGCCAGACTCCGACTTCCGCTCCGACAAGCCACTCGCCGTCGCGCGACCGCAGGGCATCGACGATCGACTGAGCCCGATGGAGTTCCAGTGTTACGTCATGCTTGCCGAAGCCGAGCCACTTTCCCTGCCACACACCGGGTCGCTGCTCACGAAGGTGAACGGCGTCTTCGGTCCAGGAGCAGAGGACGAGTCGATCGCCGGCGACGTACCAGTAGCGTTCGAGCTGAGCGGCACCGACTCCGATCGTTCCGTCCGCCCGGAGCAGAAGCCGATGGGACCCGACACCATGAACGGTGTACTGGAAAAGCTTGCCGGCGTCCTGCAGGGTGGTGGGCAAGCCGCGCCGGCGAAGTTGCGAGACCGCTCTCATCAAATCAGCGAACGTCGCGTCGGTCCCGGCAGCATGCGCCCCGACGACCGGTGCCTCGCCGTCGTGCGGGATCGGAAACGTGTTGTACGCGCGGTGGATCAAGTGAACCGGCGTGCCGCATTCCTTCGTCGCCAGGTTCAGCCACGTCTGGTCTCGCCAGATCGACAATGGACCGTGTCGCTGTCGCAGTCGTTCGGCGGCCCGAAGCACTTCTGCGTGTTTCCGGTCGATGATCAGCAGTCCCGAGTTGAAGTAGCGGTCGGAGGCCAAGCCAAATCGCTCACACTCACGGCGCATCCCTTCGTAAAGTTCGTTGTCGCGAACAGCCGAGAGGCTGGGGAACTCCGTTGGATTCCAAGCCGCGACGAACCACAGGTCAGCGTCGAAGTACAACAGTCGATCTACGTCGGGCAGGATGTCGAAGAGGTGAAACTTCAAATGGTGCGCTTCGGCGACGCGGTACCGGTGCTGGTGGGCCTCGTTCAGTATCACGACGTCCAGGCCGGTGAAATGGCGGCAGCGATAGGCTGCCTCAATAGCCAGCGAGGCGCAACGACCGACTCCGATGGTGACAGCGAGCATGCTCACGACAGAAACGCCTCCTTGAATCGCTTCGCCATCACGCGGATGGCTTTCGTCCATTCGCTGGGCTCGATGCCTATGGTCAGCGGGTACGGCGTCGGGTTGACGTCGACGACGTAAATGGAGTCGCTCTGCACGTCGCGCAGTACGTCCAGTTCGCCGTAGTCGAGATGAACCTCCTCGCAGAAGCGCGTGAGCAACGGTTGCTCGCCTTGGCTGAACAGTTCCGCGGGCGTAGCAAGCCGCGCCCACTCGGATTGGGCGGCAAATCGCTTCTCCATCGGCCGACACTTGATCCAACAGACCGGTGACATGCCGCCGATGAACGGAACGCGAAGGTCGATGATTCGGTTGCCGCTGGTTTGGTTGGCGATCAGGTGCTGGTAGACGCCGTCCGGGATGGGGTTTGGGATGGGGCCACGCACGACTTGGCCGTCGTGAGCACCGTTTCGCAGCGACTTCTGCACGATCTCGCCGGCGTAGTGACGTGGATCGACGCCGAGCGGATAACGGAAGACGCGAAAGAAGTGATCAGCCAAACGGTGCTTGTCTGCTTCCGCAGCTTGATTGATGCAAGGCTCGTCCGGTGATCTGCCGCCACGCGGGAGCCACGCAATGCCAACGCGGCCGTGATGGCTCACGCTACCGCCGATGCAATCCAGCATCGACGCCAGCGTCGATCCCCGAAAGTGATCGATATCGCCCAGCACTCGCAGCGTCAGGGGACGAGCAGTACCGGCATCTTCTCGTGGTTGAGCCATTGTCCTTCCCAGATTCCGTGTTTGGCGGGTCGCAGTTCCATCGTGCGGTTGCCGTTTTCGCCGGCGACGATCATCACGCCGTCGCGGATCGTCCAGTAGTACTCGCACGAGGCCGCGCCCTCCCCGAAGATGCCGTCGCGCCGTAGGCAAACCGTGCGGTGGTCGTAGCCGACGCGGTGGTATTCGTACATCTTCCCGTCGAGCCGCGAGATGGCGGACGTGTCTTCGGGCGTTGCCGGCAAATCGGCCGCGGGCGACCAGACGTGTTTCAGTTCATTGATGTACTCGCGGCATTCGTTCTCGTAGAGAAAGCCGTTCGTCTGCGGGTTCTCGTAAAACGACCATTTCCGCATGTTGCGATGCTGGAAGATCCGGTTTCCCTCAAAGTCGTGCTGGCACATGACGCCAGGCAACGCGTCGATGCCACGCTGCGGCATGGCGTACGGTTGTTCGAGCTTCCGCCACGCCAGGTGGAACACTTCCTTGTCGCCATGTACGTGGAAGAAATAGAAGTTGTTGGAGTTCTGCATGTACCAGTGACAGAGCTCCAGTGCCTTCCAGCAACGGCGTTTGTCGACCACGATCTGTCCGCTCTCGACCTCCGGTTCATCGCGAAACGGAATCTCGCCGAACACTCGCCACGCTAGTCGCTCGGGTCCCAGCCGTCCGAAGTCGGGCCAGAAGATCGTTCCCGTCTCGCGGTATTCAGGTGTCTCGAACAAGAACGTCGGGTCGCGGACCGGCACGTTGTCGGCGTCGAGGAACAGGACCTCTGCGAACGGTGAATGCTGGATCACGTAGGGCTTGGATTCCCAGCCGTGCAACCGCGCGTGTGGGTGACGTATACGGACCTCGTAAGCGTCGACGCACTCGACACCATACGGCGCGACCACCTGTTCCCAGGCTCGATTACGTTCGGTATCACCCAGGAACCAACACTGAATCGGCAGCTCGCAACCGAGTCGCCGCAGCATGCGGATGCAGACCCAGGCGTTGATCTGGTACTTCACGCCGCCGGCCGACATCACGATGCCGCGGCCTTCCTTGGGTTCTTCGGGCTCGTCGCGCAGCGTCGGGATCGCTTCATTCACAAGATAGGCAGCGGTTTCATTCGTCAGTTCCATCCGGCATCTCTCCTTTCCGTATCACAAGTCCAAACGACGTGGCTAACAGTTCTCCGACAAACAGGCGGACGTGGACGCCGTCCCCCTGGTTGGCGATCTGGTCTTCTGGCTCGTCGCCCGTTGTCCAATCGAACGGCGCGTCGTGCCCGCGCTCGCGCAGGTAGGCGAGCGTTTCGTCGACGTCGTAGCGGGTCCACAACACCGTGCCTTCGTAGTCGATCGTGTGCCAATGCGACTGCAGATTGAACTCGCCGGAATGAATCTCCACGCCACCGGGCTTCAGGCAGCGCAGCGAGTGGTACACGAACCGTTTTCCCAGGCGGATCGAGCCGAGATGGTCCATCGAGCAGCACGACCAACAGAAGTCGAAGTCGGTCAAGTCTTGCGGAATCCAGTTCATGTCGACGTGGCGCGTCGTCACTAGCCTGGCGAAACGATCGGGCGGACAGATCCGACGCTCGTTGAGTCGGGCGAACGAGTTCTCGTACCAGCCGTGCTCGAGGTCCGTGGCCACGATCTCGCAGCCGCGCGACGCGAAGTAGGCGACGAGCGGCTCGACGCCCACGCCAAAGCCAAGCCCGCGTTTGCCGGGACCAACCAGGTCGGCCGCCTCCAGGGCCTCGACCACGAGCGCGTATTCCCACTGCTTGCGGTGAATACGAGCCGGCTCTTTCAGTTCCTTCATCAGTCGCTGCAGCCGGTCGCGACGTGCGGAGCGAGCGTGGCAGACGCCGCCGGGAGGCAGCGGGGTCAATGTGCGAGTTGCTGGCATACGAGAATCCTTTCAAGCAGAGCGATGACTTCATCGGGACGAATGGCGCCCATGCAGCGGGCGACCGGCCGCGCGAGACCAAGCACCGGCCATTGGCACAGACTCTGGTCTTTCGTCGAGGCGTCGCCAGCGGGAACGATGCGAGACTTCCAGCACGCCGACGTCCGACAACACGAAAACATGCCGATCGTGTGCAGAGTGTGCTGGAGCGGATACTGCGTCCACGTGACCGGCTCGCGGCCGCCTAACAGGCAGATGTATGGCTTCTCCCACGCCGCGCACAAATGCTGCAGGTACGTGACGGGGCCGAGCCCACCCTGGGCGTGCCAAGCCAGGCGGATCAACTGTCGATGGTCGGTCTTGCCGACCAGGTTGATCGCACCGTTGAGCGAAGGATGGTCGTGCTCCTTCGCGCCGACCTGCAGCCACTGAATGCGGCCAAGCGTGCGCGACACGATTTCCTGGTAGTACTCAACGGGCCAGGCTTTGGCGGTGTAGTCGCTTTTGATGCCGGCGTTCACGAGCCAGAACGGAATCTTCCGGCCATCGGTGAAATGGTGGCGCACCTGATCGATCCACGTCTTCTCATCGTCGCTCAGGTACAGGCAGGGGCGATTGACCTTCAGCGTCAGCGGCCGCTCGATCTTGCGGGCCAGGTCGTCGGTGTAGCCGCCGAGAAACGGAATATGCTCCTGGTTGCTGCGGTTGATGGACGGATAGTGCAGGTCGATCTTCTGGGCTTCGGGATCGTCGTCGTCCACCTTGAAAATCCGTGGGTTGTGCTGCCAGATTTCAAGGGCCGGTGTGCGAACGTCGGTCTGGTACTCGCCCGGATACGTCAGGTGCAGCGATTCCACGGCGGCGGTCATCGTGAGGATGTCGCCTGGACACAAGTTGGCGCGGAGGATCAGCTTTTTCATTCGCTTCCTCCTTCGGCCAACACGATGGCATGAACCACGAGCCGGCGTACGGCAACGCGAGTCGGACCAGGAACGATACGAGCGAGCACGCCGAGCGCCTGGCAGTCGCGAGCCTCCTCGACGAGCCACTCGACAATCAAGTCGATGTTCTCACCGCACCACTGCGGTCCCTGGCGGTCCATCTCGGCCACGCGATCTTCGCAGAAACAGCCCTCGGTCGGCGTGAATCCCCACGCGGCCAGCAACCGATGCAGGTGCGTACCGGCACCGACTCGTTCTGTCTGGTTGTCATGGACTGCGTTCATGGCACGATGCTCTCTTCCGAGAGTGGAGGTTCGGGCGGAGGCGGCAGTTCGGAAATTGGCTGGTCGGAAATCGGCGGTTCGGAATAGGGTTCATCGGAAAGCGGTGTTTCGGAGAACGGCTCTTCCGAGAACGGGATGGGCGATTCCATACTCGCCGGTGGGGGCGGAGGTGGAGGCGGTGGTGGCGGCGGATTGCTCGTGTCACTCGGGTCCGGTGGCGGTGGCGTTTCCGACGGCGTTTCGCTGGTGGGAGGTGGCTCAGGCGAACCAGGTCCGGGATTACTGCTGCCCGGAGGAGGCGGTGGCGGCACGTCGCTCGACGCCGGTCCGGGAACACTAGGCGTGCTCGGCGCACTTGGCTGCGGCGACTCGCTCGTTGGCGGTGGTGGAGGCGGCGGCGGCGTTCCGCTCGAAGCAGGCGGTGGCGGTGGAGGCGTCTGCGACGTCGTGGACGTCGTTTCGCTCGGCGTTCCCGAGACGGGCCCTGGATCACTGCTGCCGGGAAAGGGACTGGGCTGCGGCGGTGCGTCACTCGACGGTCCGACAGTGCTTGGCGTGCTGGCCGGTGAAGCGCTTGTCGGCGGTGGCGGCGTGCTGGTGCCGCTGGGACCGGGAGGAGGTGTCTGCGAAATCTCCGACTGCGTCTCGCTGGGTGGACCCAACGATCCGTTGCCGCTGCTGCCGGGCACGAAGGAACCTGGCGACGGACCCGGACTGACCGGTGCGCCGCTGGACGGAGCTGGTGTGCTGGGCTGGGACGTCGGCGATGGCACAGGCGACGGACCGAGGCTGGTCGGCGATGGCGACGCGCCGGAAGCACCGGATCCTGGCGAACCGACCGATCCAGGCGAGAAGCTCGGAAACGGCGGCGGCGATCCGCTGGGCAGCGGCGGAACGTCAACGGAGCTTTGAGTGGTGCTGGTGCCGCTCGGCGCGTCCGACGTTGGGCTCGTCGACGCGGCTGATGGCAGCGACATGGGTGAGAACGACGGTACGGTCACACTCGATGGGCCTGTGGTCGATGACGCCGGCGGTGTCGAACCAGAACTGGCCTGACCGGACGGCGGCGATGTCGGGCTGCTTCCGGGTGTCGAAGTCGGTGACGTGCTCGGCGCGGACGGAGCGCCGCTGGTCGATGGCGCGGAAGGTTGCGAACTTGCAGTGGCACTCGCCGACTCTCCGGGACTTTCTGACGTCGGTGAACCGGATGCTTGCGAACCAGATGTTGGACTCGTGCTGGACCGCGCGACGCTTGGTGCACTCGATAACAAGGGACTCGTTTCCGACGAGCCCGCCGGGCTTCCCGAAGCGCCAGAACCTGGCGACGGCGGAGAACCCGAGGTTGGACTTGTGCTGGACGGCGAATCGCCGCTGCTGGATGCAGGCGAACCGCTGCTTGGTCCGGTTGAGGACGGAGCGGCTTGGCTCGGCACGCTTGAAGCCACTGGACTGGTCGAGCCGCCCGAGCTGGCCGATGGTGGCGAAGGTGACTGGACGCTTCCGCTGGATGGCCGGGCCTCGCTCGAAGGCGGACTGCCTGATTGCAGCGATACCGAGCTTGTCGTTGGGCTCGATTCCACAGACGGTCCGCTACTCTTGCCGAACGATGATGTTGCCGAGGCACTGTCCGCACTCGCCGAGCTGGGCACTGACGACGGCGATAACGGTGATGGTGCGCTTGGCGAGATTGCGGAACTGCCAGATTGGACGGTGCTGCTTTGGCCGCTGCCCGATTCGATCGAGCTCGTCAGGGAAACGCTTTCGCTGGCAGGACTCTGACTGCTGCCTACACTGCTCAGACCCGGCGATTCTGGGCTCGCAAGCGACGACTTGTCCGATGCCAGCGATGACTTGAGGCTGGGCGACGACGCTTCGCTGGCATCGCTTGATGGATGACTGGACGGTGTGGATGAAACCGGCGAAACAAACGACGACGAATCTGCAGAGGCCTTGCTGGAAGCATCGCTCGGCGCGGACGATCCACTCGACTGCGAAGACGGACTGTCCAGGCTCGACGATGCATCGGAGGATCGCTCTCCAGAAGATTGCGAATCACTCGATGCGGTGATCGACGATCCAGATAGACTCGCAAGCGAAGACTTCGACGGCGAACCGCTGGAAAGCGACGACGCGTCACTCTTCGAGGATCGGCTTTCCGACGACGGAGACGATGGAGCCGACGCGCTGCTGCTTTGCGACTTCAACGATGGCGAAGAAGAACGCGCGGACGGCGTCGAAAGCGAACTCTTCGACTCCGACGATTTGCTGTCGGACGAAACGGAAGAACTGCGGCGAGAGCTACTGTCGGAGCTGCTGCGGCCGGAACTGCTGGGCGAGCTCTTTGACGAGCTTCCCGACGAGCCGCTGGAACTCGGTCGGCTGCTCGAAGACCTATCCGACGACGCCGACCCGCTCGAACCGGAACTGCGTCGGCTGCTACTTGCACTGCTCTTTGAAGAGCTGAGCAGCGAACTGGGACGGCTGCTCTCGGACGAATCGCTCGACGAACTGGGCGATGATCGTGAGGATTCGCTGACGCTCGAAAACGATTTGCTCGATCCGTAGATGACCGATGAGGAACTCATTCGTTGCCTCCCGGATACGCGCTACGGATGAATGCTTCGTTGGCGAGGAACTGTTCCTCGGTGCGGTTGGGGAATCGCTGCGAACCGAATCCCTTGCGGATGCCGGTGAGACGGATCACCACACGGAGGCTTGATGCCTGAGACTTGAGGCGTGAGGTTCGGATACGTACTTGGTCATCTTCGACAACGGCACCTACCGGAATCGGCAGGTCCGGCACGCAGCCGCAGACCTCCACGGTTCCCGGCTCACACACTTCCAAGAACCGGGGATCAATAGCGATCAGCGTTTCGTCGTCTGTCACGGTCGCGGTCACGACGTCATCGAACCGCACCTCGGGCATTTCGTGGATGAAGAGCGCGGTATAACCGGTCGGCGACCAGCTGGCCGGCACGATGGCCGTGCTCTTTTCCGACTGCATCGAGGAGGCCTTTGACTTGGGCGACTTCGATGCGGGCGACTCGGATGGTTGCGACGACGGTTGTTCGGAAGGTGTTGATGACGGCGACGGTGGTATTTCAGATGGTTCGCTGCTGGGAGCGGACGACGGTTGACTGCTGGGAGCCGAAGATGGTTTGCTGCTCGGAACGGACGACGGCGGTCGGCTGCTCGGAGGAGACGGGCTACTAGGAGACGACGGTTTGCTGCTGGGCGAGGACGGCTTACTACTCGGCGATGACGAAGGCGACGAAGACGGGGACGATGATGGCGACGATGGGGAGGACGACGACCCGCTACTGCTACTCGACTTCGGACAGCACCCTTCGCCCAGCGCGAGGACTTCCCACGCATCGCTGTCGGCGAACCGCTTGGCGAAGCCGTACGTGCCCGCCGGGATCACAACGGGTCCGCCGCTGCTGCCGTTGTCCGATTCTTCAGGCCACAGAATGCCGATCGAATCGACGACGGTGAACGTCAGGTCGACCGGACAGTAGACACCGTCGTACAGGACGAGCTTGGCCAATGCCGAACCGCAGCGCGGGAGCGGCTCAAGTAATTGAAACCGCCAATGGTCTTCATACGACGCCAGGATCTGCCAGCGGCATTCGTGGTCGTTCCAAAAACACCAGGCCCAATCCTTGTCGCCAAACTTCGCCGGCCAGAGTCCCGAGCTCGTATGCAGCGCGATGACGTCGTCGCGTTCTTTGGGCGGGTAGCCGACCTGGTGCCAGATCGTTTCCGGATCCTCGTTGCCGTCCGCAACATAAGTGTAACCGTCCGAAAAGTAAAAAACCGGTTTGCAGCCGGGCATCTTGGCCCAGCCATCCGGTTCGGGCGGATAGGCCGACGCGTCGCCCGTCTTCCACTTGGTGGTCGGCAGCTCGAACACCGCAAAGCGCGGGCGATCGCTGATCCGCACCACGCACCACTTCATGCCGGTGCCGGGCGGTTTCCAGAGAATTCGAGTGCGGCCATGAGGAGCGCTTCGTAGCGACGTCGTGTTCCCTTCGACGACCTCGGCGAACGGATCAATCTCGCGGACGACGTTGACCTTCGTGATCGCCACGCCGGCCAGGACCGCTTCGCCGATGCCGTTGGGCTGCAGCGGCTCCAGCAGGATGATGTAAGGATGTTTTGGCTCGTGGCATTCGTACTTCTGAGGCGTGACGCCTCGGAACACGATCTGTCGCTTGAATTGGGGTAGATCTTCGTCGGGCGTCTTCCACGGTTCGCCCAGCGCGAGGATCGAGAACAGCGGCAGCGGATAGCCCGTCTCGTTCTTGACCAGGATCTTTGTCTGAGACAACTCGGGCAGATCGACGTCGAACGCCTGGTCCAACTCGCCGGTCTCCAGCGCGCGCGCTGCGTCCACGAGCGTGTTCCACTCGCGGGCACTGGGCCGAAACGGCTGACCGGCGGTTACCTTTTTGGCCATCGCTCAACTGACTCCCAAGAGCGCCGCGAAATCAACCTTCTCGTACACTCGCTCGACGTAGGCATGCACCGGCTTGGGCACGATGTTCGTGGCGTCGGCCGATTCGATCTGCTTGTAGCGGACCCACAGATAATCGAACCCGTTCTTGCTCGGCACGGTCATGTCGCCCACGGCCAGATTGACCACGTTCTCGCTGGCGGCGAACTTGTGGACGAGCGGAATCGGCTTCACGCGAGCGCCACTCACCAGCGGAACATCGCCATCGCCGGTCGAGCCCATGTACAACACTTCGCCCGGATCAAAGCCCAGCCAGGCGGCGCTGTTGGTGCGGCCCGTGTTACGGGCCAGCGTCTTCATGTAAGCGGTCGTCACCGACGCGGGGTCGTAATAGGCCGTAATCGAGAACTCGAGCTTCGGCACGACGATCTCGACGCCGTTGACCTTCTTGCCGTCCCAGCCGATGGCCTGCTTCAGATCGGGAGCGGGGTCGCCTGGATCGGCTTCGACGCGATGGATGGTCTCAAGCGACTGCGTCACCTTGTGCGTGCCACCGGTCGTATCGAACGAGAATCGCCAGAATCCTGCTTCGGGAATCTCGTGGGACTTCCGATCGTCTTCGGTGCCGTACCGCACGTCGATGTCCCAAGAATCGGGACCGGTGACTTTCGGGATGAATTCCTGCCGAATTAGCAACTGCCCGTCGTTAGCCAAGTAGACCAGGGGTGCGGCCGTGGCCACGGCGCTGGTAGCCAGCGTGACGTTGTTGGTGCCCAGGACGACGTAGGTGTACGTGAACGCCGATCCGGCACCGTCAACCGGATTCACGAACCGCCCATCGGGCGAACCGAACTTTTCATAAACGGTGATGGCCATACGTGTCCTGGTTTAACTGTCGAACGCCAAGACGGGACGATCCTTCAGTTCGTCCCGGATGTCGGTGAGCTTTTCGTCCATCGATTCGACGGCGTCGGCGGTGCGCTCGCCCGGATCGTCTCCGGAGCGCCCGAGCATGCCGGCGATCGCCGCGTTGAAAGTTCCCGCCAGGCCCGCGCTGCCGCCGAGCTTGGGCATCCCACCGAACACGAGTGGTAGTTGCGACTGGGCCGCGTTCGCATCGAACAGCTTGTCCATGTTGGTCGCGTCGGCGAGCGTCTTTTCGAGCTCCGCCATCGCGCCGGCCAGGGGAGACTCGGTATCGTCCTCGGCAAGAACATCTGCCTTGGCCAAAGCCTGCCGTCGCGCTTCGCGCAGTTCAGCCAACCGCTTCTCGGTGTCGGCCAATTGCTGCTGCATGGCGCGGACCCGCTCGTCGTCCCGCGCGGACTTGGCCTGTTCGATGCCTTGATTGAACCGCTGGCTGTCCTCTTCCAGGATGCGGATCGTTCCTTCGACATCGAAGTCGAGCGCCGCTGCCAGCTTGTCGGACAGGCCGGTCGGATCGATCTCGGCCAGCTTCGCCACGGCGGATTGGATCATGCCGACCAGCTTCAACATCTGGCGGGCGATCCAAGTGCTGATGTTGTTCCAGACTTCGCGGATAGACGTGATGACCCCGTCGAAGATCGACACCAGGCCGGTCGTGAATTCGGCCCAGGCGTTGGTGACCCACGCTATTCCCTGGGCGAAGGCCAACTTGATCGACGCCCAGGCGATCTCAGCGGCCAGCGCGAAGTCGCCCTCGGCCAATGCCGTCCCGATCGCCGAGAATGTCTCGATTGTCGCGTTCTTCATCTGCGTGAACGCGGCTCCGAATCCGTTGGCGACGGCTGCACCCGCCTGTCCAACAGCCGACATCGCCCGGCCAAAGAAGGCGACGACCTGCGACGCACTCGACGCCAGGAATTGCCAGACGTTTCCGAACGTCGTCCGCACGACGTTGGCGACCGTCGAAAACGCGTTGCCGATTGCGTTGGCGACACCGGTCGCGAGAGACGTCAATCCGCTCCACGCGGCGCGGGCCGTTTCGGTTACTCGCTGCCATACGCTTCGCAGTGCGTCCAGTGGCCGGGCGAGCGCTGCCAGAATCGCGAAGCCCACTTGTGAGGCGATGGCCACGAGGTTGCTCAGGATCGTCCCGCCAAGATCCACAGCAGCGCTGAAGAAGTCGCCAACCGCTGTGACGAGCCCCGCGAAGGGACCCGCAAACATCGATGCAGTACGGGAAGCGATCTGCACGATACGGCTGGCGGCTGTCGAAACAACGCGGATAAGTCGCGACACGATCTGTCCGACTGTTCCGACGGTGGCGGACCAGATGCTCAAGATTGTCGACGCGACGCGGGACACAATGGCCACGAGCCCACCGATCATGCGGGCCGCGATGTTAACTCCCAGGCGAAATGCGCCGGCCAAGACGTAGGCAATCGGTGTGACGATTGCCTTGATCGCGGAGAACACCAGCGATGCCGCGTTCACCACGCCACGAAACGTCGCGCGGGCGACCGTCGCGATAGGCGAGAGTACAGAGCCAACCACCGAAGCCAGCCGGCCAAACAGCGATCCGACCTCCGACACGACTCCTGCGCCCGCCTGCACGAAGTTGCGTAGCGGCGTTGGGAGCAATTCCGCCAGGGCACTCACCGCGCGAGCGATGCCTCGAAACATCGTCCCGATAAGCTGCGGTACGGCAGCGATGGCGGACGCCATGATCGCCGGCAACCGTTCAACCGCGCTGGCGGCCACCGAAATCGCCTGACGCACGATCCCGCCAAGTGTGGAAAACACCGAGGCAGCGATAGACGGAATCCGTCGAAGCGCTTCGACGAAGCGCACCGGGAGACTTTGGACGAATTGAATGGCCGCGCGGATCGCCGATCCCACCATGCCAGCGACCGCTTGAAACGCCGCACCGGCCGTTTGCCCGAGCGCCGCGAGCGACGATCGAACCGTGGCCCAGGCGTTTGCGAACCACGACATGACCCGGCCCGCCGCCGCACGGACGCCGGCCCACGCCTGTTGGGCTGACGCCTGAACCGCTTTCCACAACGCGGATACTTCTTCGACGCCGCGGGCGAACGCGACCTTGATCGCATCCCACAGAATTGTTGCGGCGCGCTTCATGTCGCCGGCCATGAGGGCGTCGCCGATATCACCAGCGACCTTTGTCACGAAACCGACTAGCTCACCGAACCGCGTCTGCAACCAGCGGATCACTTTGCCACCCACGCCGCTGAAGTACAGGAATGCCGCTCCGGCAGCGACAACCCCCGCGACCAGCAGTCCAATCGGCGAAACGATCGCACCAATCACTGTTCCGATCGCTGCGAGAGCGCCCGTGGCGACGCTCCATACCGTGGCTGCACCACTCACCGCGAAGGCTGCCAGACTCGCAGCGCCTGCGATCGCTACCAACACACCGCCGATCCCGGCGATGGCGGCTACGCTGGCCGCGACGACCGTGACGAGAGTCTTATGCTCGCCGATCCATTTGGTGATGCTTCCCAGGACGGTCGTGACGATCGGCTCCAGACGTTGCAGCGCCGGAGCAAGCGCGTCACCGATCGCGATGGCGACGCCCTCGGCCGCCGACAGGATGCGGCGGAAGGTGCCGCCAAGCCCGGATTCCATTTCTTTGTGCGTCCGCGCGGCGACGCCGTTGGCATTGGCAAGGGCATCCCGCAGTTCACGAACGTTGACGGCGTTCTTGCTGAGGGCGGAAGCACCGGTGATGCCCAACAGACCGAAGGCCTCGTTGAACTTCTGCGCGCGGGCCGCCGTTCCCAGATCTTTCGTAGCCTGGTTCACTTCGTCCAGCACATCGACCAGCGGCCGGGCGTTGCCGCGCATGTCCACGAAACTGACGCCGAAGATCTCCTTCAGCTTCTCGGCTTCGGCACCACTGAGCGTCAGCAGCCGCCGCAGCGCCGTCCCGGCATTGCTCCCTTGAATTCCGACGTTGCCGAGCGCACCTAGCAGAGCGAGCGTGTCCTCGATCGACATGTTGAAGTCGCTGGCCACCGGGCCGGCGTAGGTTAGCGCCTCACCCAGCGATTCGAGCGTGTTGAAGCTCTTGTTGGCCGCCACCGTCAGCGCGTCGGCCACACGGCCCGCGTCGCCTGCGTCGAGCGAGAACTGGCGGATGGACGCGGCCATGATGCCCGAGGCCAAGGTCGCGTCGGTGCCCGTTGCCTTGGCCAGGTCGAGTACGCTGGCCGTCATGCGGTCGATCTGGTCCGGGTTGAAACCGGCCCGTCCCAGTTCGGTCATCAATCCCGCGACCTGAGCCGACGTGAAGCTGGTCGTGCGGCCGAGCTCCTGCGCCGTCGCCCGCAGCCGAGCGAACTCGTCGTCGGTCGCCTGGGTGACGGCCTTCACCAACCGCATCTGGTCGTCGAATCCAGCGAAAACGCCAGTGGCGAGCGCCAAAGGCGCGCCGAGTCCAGCTCCCAATGCGAGCAACGGTCGGCCGATCGCTCCCACGCCGGCGGCGAAACCTCGCAGCCGTGCCGAGATTCGCTTCAAGCCTGCTTCGAGACGATCGCGCAGCGCGATCTCGACGAACGCTTTCCCGGCACGCACCTCTCGACCGGCCATACGCTACCCTCCCACGCTGCCGGACCAAGCGTCGGGAATATGGTCTTTCTCCGCTTCGAGGGCCGGTCCCATGAAAGGTCGTTCGGAGTAGACCGCTGCGCGCACGCGAACGGGCTGGCCTGGACGCACTCGGCGCCTGCCGGTTCGCCAGCCCCTACCGACCTTGACCTCTCGGATCTTGACCCGCGCGCCGAACTCGTGAATCTGCGGAACGGTGGCACCAGCGAGCTGCGGGCCGAGAAGTGCCTTTTGATTCAGCTTCACCGGGCCAACGACAAGCGACTCGCTATGCGGATCGTAGGCGAAGAGAATGTTCTTCAGCGTGGCGACGCGATCGTTGGTGTGAACGCTCGGCGGCTGACCAGGTGGCGATGGCTTCTTGCGACGACGGAGGCTTGAGCGCGCCCGACGCCGGATAAATGCGCCGGCCTTGGAGAGTGCCTTACGGTTCGCCTTCGACATGCGGTTCTTGACCGCCGCGCGGTCGAAGAACACGTCTTTCATTCGCATGGTGATGGCGAACGGTTGGGGCATCGATCAGACCTTCTTGTCGAACAGTGGTTTGAGCATTCGCAGGGTTGTGGGCGTCAGACGAATCCCCGTCGCGCGACGCACCGTGTGTCGCAAGTCCGCCGGCAGGAAATCGACCATGTCGAACGGACGCCGGACTCGCTTCGGGTCGCGGTGACAGTTAGCCACCAGCGCCATCACGTTGGATGTGTGCGACCACCGCTCGCTGCGACGGGCTCGGTACATCCAGACGAGTTCACGCAGCGTCAGGGGACCTGGCTCGACGCCAAGGATTCCGGCGAGCTCCCAGACGTATCGCCATAACTCCGCAGCCGTCGGTCGATCTCGTCGCTCGCCTTCTGAATCGCTCCCGTGATCGCCTGCACGACCAGCGGCGAGTCCAGCTTGTCCGTAGCCATCTGGATCGCTTCCGTCCGCGTCCGCTTCGTCGCCGCCCACAGCCTGTCCAGGACCGCCCGGCGGTCCTTCGGGAAAAAATCGTTAATCCCTCGCACCAGCGCCGTCGTGGCTTCTTCGATCCGATCGCCGACAAGCAGTTCGCCGAAGGCTTCGTCGCTGACATCGCGCTCGTCGGCCTGGGGCTTGCAGATGGCATAGAGCGTGTTGACCAAGAGCACCGGATCGTCCGCCAGCCGCGCCAGCAGTTCGCCATCGAATACTTCCAACAGATTGACGCCGACCAGCTCTTTCACGCGGCGAATGGCGTTGACCGAGATGGCGGTCGACCAGGTGCGGTTTTCGGCGTCCGTCCAGATGGCGGCATCATTCGTGCTCGGGGTCATCGAGGTCTCCTTCGGGTTCGTCAAAGGTCAGTCGCGGTGTTTCGGGAGCGCGGTTATCCACCCGATCCAGCAGCCAACGCAGGTCGGCCACGCGGATCGCGACGTAACCGTTGTCGTTGGCTGCGGTTATGCCCTTTCGCAGGGCGTCCAGGCGTGTTTGGTCGTCAGTCATGGCACACATCTATATCTACGGGGTTGTCGCTTACGGGACTTCGTACCAGTCGGGCTCGACCAGGGAGCCACCTTCCTCGTGGTAGGTCGGCTTCACGGTGAGCTCGTACTCGGCGGCGTTTTCCAGTTCCTGTGTCAGGTTTAGCGACAGGATTTCACAGAAGGCCCGCGGACCCTGGGCTCCGCTCTCGGTGATCGCTGCGTCCATCACGGCGAACTCGAGCGGCGTGTCGTTGATGTAGGCGTCGAGCAGCGCATCGAAGACCGCATCGACGCCGCTCTTGTGCCGATACGTGAAGCTGATCTCCAGTTCCTTGAGCGCGCCCTTGGTCAGCTTCCAGCCGCTGAAGCGGGCGGAAACATCGGCTTCGCCCTTGCCCAGGTTGGCCGAGACGTTGATCGCGCTCTTGACTTCCGTCCACGTCGGCGTGGCATGCGTCGCGCTGTTGAGATACAGCTTGCAGTCCTTGCCGACGACGGGGGCTTCGGTGAGTGGCATGTTTTCAATTACCTCCTACGGGCAGGTGCTCAGTCGGTCGACGCTAAAGACCAACGACAGTGAGAGCATGGCCCAAATGAAAAACCTCCTGGTCAGGCCGCTTGTCGCCAGCCTCGAAACGTGAGCGTCACGACGCTCGTGAATTGACGTAGCTTTTGCAAGTGTTCCTGCAGGTACAGGATGCGGACGGTCGGCGCGATCAACGTCGCGCCGGCCGCCTGCTTCCCGAACAGAAAGTGGTCGGCAATCTCCTGAGTCAGTAGCATCAGAGGATCGAGGTTCGCGTTCTCGATGGCCGGCGGTTTTTTCTGGATGCCGATGTCGATCGCATAGTCGTGTGACGACTGGCTGCGGGTGTCGAGTTTGCCGTCGTCTTCCTTGGGCACCACGGTCACCTTCAGCTCGTTCATCTCCTGCAAGTCGAACGTCGGCAGGTAGCCGCGCGCGGCCGTGAACGGTTGGCTGAACGAGGTCGCGTTCAACTCCGTCACGATCGCGTCGGCTACGTCGATGATGTCGGCTTGCGGCATAGTCTTCTTCTTCGCGTGGACTCAGTGGCAACAGCGGCGGCCGAAGAATCGCACGGCTCCTCGCAACACCCGTCGCACCGGGCGATGCTCCTGGAACCAACGTGCGATCGGACGTCGGCTGCGGTGGTAAGCGACACCCGTTCTCGCGAACCTCGTCGTCTGGCACGTGCCCGCTTCACAGGCGGCCACAGTTCCGGCCTCCGTCACCGCCGGCGTTGCGAATTGCAGATCGTCGTCGGCCCGCGTCTCCTGACTGCAAATGCCGAGTCCGAGCACCAACACGGCCGCCATGCACAATGCGATTCGATTCATCGTTCGTCCTTCCTGGTTGAAACCCACATCCTGCGAGCCCAGATGGCCGCCAACAGAACGGCCACAGCCGGGCAAGCGATCTCCACGATCATCAACACTCGCGGCGTTATCGCCGCCCATTGCATCCATCCGTCGACCACCTCACCCAGTCGCTGAAAAAATCGCCTGACCCGCCAACCTACGCGCTGGGAGTCGGAGGCGTCGTCGGCCCGATCAGCTTCTTGATCGCGTCGACGATGTTTTGGTAGGCGTTGTCGTCCAGCAGCAGTTTCTGGCCCGTCGCCTTGCGAAACGTCCGAATCCCCGCGAAGCCCGCCAGCACCAACAGCAACAGGTTCGTCATGCCGCCCGAGCCCAACGTCGATCCCAGCAGAGTCGCCAATAGACTCAGCGGATTGATGGTCGGCTGCGGGGCCGGTTGGGGCACCGGCGGATAGTCGAACGGGAACTGAGGTTGCGGTGCGTAAGGCGTCGGCTCCACGCGCGGGGGCGGCGAAAAAGGGGGCTCGTTGCCTCGCGACTGCTGTTCAGTCGGTTCCGCCTGCTGGCCGATGCCCCTTTGCCGAGGCTGCTGCGGGAACCGCGCCACGTACCGGGTGATCGTGTCGCGAATGGACGAGGCCAGCTTCTGCGAGTCCCCGTCGTAGCCCGTCTTTTGCAGGACGACCGTCTTCGGATCGCCGTAACGGTTGTCGCGGGGCGGTTGGATCAGCAGCGTCGGGTAACCAGCCAGCTGAATCCCTTCCCAGCGCCAGGCCTGCGTCTGGTCCTCCGCCGAGAAAATGTTGTAGTGTGCCCAACTGTTGTTGTGGTCATTGGAATCGACGAACGGCCGCAGTTCCGGCGATGCCGCAAAGGCTTGTTTCAAAGCGTCACAATAGCGGCAGTTGCGGGTCGTGATGACCGTGATGAACCATTTGTTCGAATCATCAGCGGGCGGCCTCAGCGCTTCGGCGATCAGGTCGGTCACATCGTTGCGATGGCCGTCGATCCGCTCGACGAAGTTGCCGCGTCGGAGAATCTCCTGTTCCGCCACCGGGGGAACATCCTGGAGTTGCTGGGCGAAGGCAGACGTGGCCAAGGCCCAAAGAATCAGACAACTTGCCAATCCGGGCTTCATGTTGTGATGCTCCTTGCAAAATGAGGTTGTTACCACCAGCGGACGTAGCGAGGCGGAGGCGGCGGTGCGGGACCGTCGAGGATCACGACCCAGTTCCCGCTGGCCAGGTGCAGACGGCGATAGCCGTCGTTCGTGTACTCGTCGATCCGATGCGGCGAGTTGTTGTTGCAGACGTACCAGAGGCCAGCGGGGCGATCGCGGCCGTACTCGGTCTGGAAGTGCCGGGTGCCCGCACCGATCGCTGCGAAGCGACCCGTCTTGGCTGCCCACTCCATCCACTCGAACGTCGAATCGCCTGTGACGTTGAACGCGCGAATGCCCCGCTGGCTGCAATAGTCGGCCACGCGGCTGGGCCACGATCCGCCGCGCACGGCGTTGCCGTATTCGGTATCCCACATCAATGTCGTAGCGGCTGGGACGTTGTTCCATGCGCCCGTCATACCCAGCGATGCCTGTACACAACTCCCCTGTTGGTTGCGAAACCAGACGCGCACTTGCGTCGGCAGTTCCATCATCTCTTGTGCTTGAAGCACCGAGCTGGCTGCAACCGTAGTTGCCAAGAGAACGGAGATGCTAAGGACCTTCTGTCGCCACATGCTTCGAATGAATCCTGAGTAGTGTTCGGAATGGATCGCTGTACCGGTAATGCGGCTCATCACCCGGTGCCATGACTTCGTAAACAAACGTTTTTGCTCCTTGCGTCTCGCGGATCAGGTCACCCGCGACAGGCAGCGTTTCGACGCCACCAAGCACCAGGTCCGCCGCGTGGATCAGGTAATCGCGTGACTGAAATCGCTCGATCACTCCCGACCCGTCGTCGATCTCGAATTCCGTCTTGCCAACCGTCGCCTTAACTGGCACCTGCTCCGCGCCGCGTTCGTAGGTGACGTCGATGGACGCATGCGTTTTCATCTGGTCCGCCAGCCACGAGGCGCCGATCTGCAGCAGGTTGGTCAAGGGCAAGCCTCCTACTGGCTTAGCCGGACGCGAACCGTCGTATCCGCGTCGGCCGCGGCCAAGACCGCCTTGCCCATCAGCTTGTTGGCGCCGGCACCATCCGTGGCGACCGCAAAGTCATTGCCGTCGTCCCAGTACACCTTGTCACCGATGGCGAACGTGACGCCCGCGCCACCTTCCTTCGCAACATCGAATACGCCTTTGACGGCGAGCGCTCCCAGCACGTTGGCCTTGATGTCGAGTTTGGTGACGCCGACCAGATCACTGAGCACCACAACTTCGCCGGCGGCCACATCGGCTCCCGGCGTGTAGTCGATCGCGTCGCCTTCCTGAATGAATTGAGCTTGAGCCATTGGACTTCCTCTCTCGGAGATAACTGTCGAGTTGTGTGTGACCTACAAGCGGTCAGGTTCGCTATGCTTCGCCTTTCACCAGCAGCGCGCCGCGCGGGTCTTGTTCCTTGACGCCGACGTCGAGATAGCCGCGGAAACCCATGCCCATGTTGTTGGGCGGCGTCTCCACTCGCTCGATCACAGGCGTGCGTCGGCCGTTGAGGAACACGATCTCGAACGCCGAGATCGTGTTCGGGTTGGCAAACAGGTACCACGCCTTGCCGCTGGCACCGCTGAAGTAGGTGTCCGACAAGTGCGGCGCGGAGATCACGCGGTACTTGTTGCGGTGTGGGTTGTCGACCGGGATCTTCGTCTTCGTACCCGAAGCGTCGATCATCAATTGGGCCGATCCCATCAGCAGTTCGGCGTCCGTTTCGAGCTCGACCGGAACCACCAGCGACTCGGGCCGAATGTTGATCGGCTTCTGATCCTTCGGGTTCGTCCCCGGTCCCGCCTTCTGCTTGCGGAACTGAGTCTTTGCCGTCGTCAGCGAGTCGGGTCCGAACGCGGTCGTCGCTCCTTCCAGGTAGTTGCCGTTGCCGGCACTGAAGAAGCTGTTCGGGTTCGACAGCAGCAGCGAGAAGAACAGCTCGTCGACCAGTTGCGCTCCCTCTCGACCCATCTGCGTGGGCACTTCCATGAAGGCACTGAGATCGTCGTTGATGATCGCCTCGCGCGTCAGGAACACGATCTGGCCGTAGGTCTCGGCCTTGTTCGTGTACTTCTGCTCGCTTAGCTTGCCGTGTTTCAGCTCGCCGTCCGGCGCGACTCGTTCGAAGCCTCCGGTCCCCAGCAGCCGGTAGCGGCTGACTTCCTTGAAGTCGCTCACCGAACCGACCGAGCAGAGGTCGAACGCCGCGATGGCAGTCGACTCGTAGGCGGCCAGCAGCGTCTTGTTCATCACGTTTTCCAGGATGCCCGGCAGGCTGACCGTGGAAAAACCGGCTTGGATCGTCCCAGTTCCATCGCCGAACACACGCGGTACAGTGTGACCTTCCAGCCGAGCGCACTCGGCCACCAGCTCTCGCAGCCCGATCTTGCGCATCGGATTTGCGGCTTCCATCGTCTGTTCGCCGTACTGCCGAGCGAGTTGGTTCTCGTCGAAGTTGAGCGATAGAAAGGCAGCCGCTTCCAGCACGCGGGCGCTCGGCACGGTTGGCGTCGCGTGGATCGCCGGCGCTTTGGGGCGCGTGGCACGCAAAACGGCCAGTTCCGTCTTGGCTTCGTCCCAGCCCTCTTCGATGGCCTGAGCCTCGATGTCGGGAAACTCGTTGTTGCAGACTTTGCGCACCGCCGCGATCCGCTTCGCTTCGGCGGCAGCAGCTGCCCGCATTTCCGCAACTGGATCAAGCGGCGGGTCGTTCTTGCCAACCGGGGGCGCCGGCGGAGGAACGGGCGGAGCGGGAGGCGGCGTGGCCTGCTGTTTGGCGAACATTGCCTTGAGACTGGCGACGTGCTTGTCATCCATCTCGTCGATTGGCAGGTTGTTGTCAGCGGCCCATTGTTCGAATTCCATCGTGCTTACCTCCTGGTTCTGTTCTCCACCGGCCCCAGCCGCAACGTGCGCCCAGGTGTCGTCGTCGGCTCCGAGCGCGACGAAGCTGATTTCGCCCAGCGTGGATTTGCGGGCGATGTAGAGGGGACCGGTAAACTCGCGGCCGTTAGCGGTCGCAGTTTTTCCTTCCGTGATGAACACGACCTTGTCGGCGGTCGCTCCCAGCGATGCCTGCCAAGGAAAACCGTTCTCGCTGGTGGCGATGATCTCCTGCGCGGTCGCTCCCGTGCCCGAGATGACGCCGCTCACTTCGAGCGTTCGTTCGGTTGCACCGATTTCGCTTGTGTGGCCGACGATCTGTCCGCCGTCGTGATCCTTGAGAATTGGCCGCGACTTCTTGGGCACACGCAGGCCCGCCAAATCGACGACAACCGGATACCGCCAGCCGGAAAGCTGCATCGCGCCGCCCGTGTAGGCCGTCATCGCGAAACGTCGCAGTGGCGGCTTGTCACCTTCGACCGGTACTGCGGCCTCAAGGTGAATGCCACCGGCATCGTCGCTTTGAATCCAGAGCCGCTTGGGAACCTGGTCAAGCGGCTTCGGCGAGTTTTTCGTCGTCGATTTCGACATCGTCTTCCTCGGGTTCGGAGTCCTTTACGTTGCCCGCGGGGATCGACTCGGCCGGGGACAGGCCGAGTTCGGTCATGAGCTGGCGTTCCTTGGCTCGCTGCCGTAGTTCGGCTTCCCAGTCACGCCCCTGCCGTGCGTATTCCGTGGCCAGCGTGGTCGTGTGATTGGCCAAACGAGTCGCCTGCGCGTTGGCTTCCTTGGCAGGATCGACATGCTCGTGACCATCGAACATCCATTGGTGTGAAAAGTCCGCGTCGAGAGTTCGCAGACTGGCCGGCAGGAATCCTTCCACCAGGACCGCCTCGTCGAGCCAAGCAGCGAGGATGCGATCCAGCACGACCGCGGCGATGTGTTGCTGCTCGACGCGGATAGATTTGAAGTACGTCTGATGATCGAGGCGGCCGGAGGCGTAGTTGTATCCAGAGGAATTCCCGGCAGCCACGTTGAACGGCATGTTCAAGCAACGGGCGATCTCGTTGAGGATTTCCTTCTTGAACTCCGTGTACCCGGTCGAAGGCTGCTCCGCATGCATTTGGGCCATCTTCCAGCCGCCCGGCATGGTGAGCAGTGCTCGCTTCTCCAACTCGATCGGTTCGAATGGCTCAGCAGCGTCGGCTTCTCCACCGGCAGGTGCGTCGGTGTAAAGAATGCCGGCGAAGTCGGCCGCCGTCTCGGCGGCAGCCAACACCGCGAGCGTAAAGCGACGCAGTTGTGCAAACAGCGGCAGTGCGGGCGTGATGTCGGGAATACCACGCGCCTGGCCCGGACGATCGCAACGAAAGTAGTGAATTACTCCGGCAGCCGGATATGGGTCATACGACAGGCTGTTCACCACGAACCGGTCGCTGCCCGGATGTTCCTTGAGGACGTGGTAGGTCAACGGATTGCCGAAGGCATCGAAGACAATTCCATCGACGGCATTGAGTTGATGGGGAGATAAGTCCGGCGTGCAGACCTGTTCCGCTTCAACGAGTCGCATGTCGAGGTTGATCGGCGAAGGCGAACCTTCGTTGCTAGTGAGGATGGCGAAAGCCTCGCCGTCACTGGCCCGCGCCATCCGCATCGTGCGGAGCTTTTCGGGGAGGCTCACGGCCGCGGACCATTTTGCAAACTCCCGTTCCACGATCCGGTTTGCTTCGGCGTCGGACGTCAGCATCTGCAATCGCGGACCGGTCCCCACGACATCGTTGGCCAGCGTGAGCACGATTCCTCGGGCGTAGCTGTTGTTGGCCACCTCATAGCGGGCCCGGTTGCGAAGCGTGCAACGAACATCGGGGCTGTTGGCCGCGTTGGCGCTGAGTCCATCCGCGTTGGCCCAGTGCCGCCGGTTGTCCACCGTGGTGGCGGCCGCATCGTACCGGGCACGAAGCACCCGCCGGCGCAGGAACCGACCACCGGTGTTCACCGGCGATGGGCGAAGCATCTTGGCGAGCCAGTTCCACACGTCAGTCGATTCCCGGAGGCACGAGCTTGTTAAATCGCAATCCACGACTCTTGGACTTTGCGGCCTCTTTCGAGGCCAGATACTTGTCGGCCTCGATTTGGTCGGCCAGCTTGTGCTGCTCGACACTGCCTGCGTCACCGGAGGCCTTGGCCGGTCCTTCGGCGTTTTCACGGATCTTGTCTTTGAGGTCGTCGGCCATGCTGAAACCCACAACAGCTTGCTGCCAATGCAGAATGGGGATGTGGGTTACTTATGCTCGCCGCGCGGCAGCTGTCCGCAGACGTGAAAAAAGAGGGCGAGATGTGCTACATATAGCAACGGAGTGTCTGGACAGTGTTACATTTTGCGGATCTACGACTCGGTGGTACGATTCCCACTACGAGCAGCGTGTCAAGCAACGATAACGATACTCGCCGAAGGCAAACGATGGACGTTGAAGTTTCCGCGACAAGCAACCGTGGCCGTTCCTCGTTGGTCACGATTCACGGCTTTCGAGTCCAGTCCTACGGACAGCCAGTCTCGCCCGGCTTCAAGAAGGGGCTCAAGCGGCTTGCCGAGCGAGGCTTCGCCGCCCCGACATGTGTGGTGGTTAAGACCCAAAATGGAACCCAAAGTGGCATCACACACGCTGGTGGCAGGTACGTGCATCGAGAAAACACGTATAGCGGCGAGGTAATGCGAGAGATGCAGGCGTTGGGCATGGAGCCGCCATCGCCTCCATTCCTCGTCGCACCAGGGGAATCCACCCTGTATCACGAATGGGGCCACCATGTTGACCGCACTTGGTCGGGAGACGATCAGGATATCGGGTTTTCTTTTCGCTGGTTTTCCCGCTTTTACCAAGTCGGCGAGCGAGCTTCGCGCGGCTTCCCAAAGGACAATGCAGACGCACGGCGATTCGAGTCGAACGCAGACGCCGCCAGTGCCGTCTTGGTTTGGTGGCACGCGTCGTCGGAACTGTTCGCCAACCTATTTGAGGATTGGATGCGTGGAGACAAGATGATTGGCTGGGACGAATGCGAACCAGAGAGCCTGATCAGGTCCGCACCAAGCGGCCATCCGTCTGTAAGGATCGCACTGCTTCCGGAAGCGGGAGTTGAGACGGTGCGTGCTGAAACGTATCGCCTTTTCGCCGGCGGGATTCGAAGAGTAGTCGACCAGCCGCCTGTTCGGCCCGGCCTGTTTGGTGACAAGACGGATGAAATCGTTAGCCGCCTGCGCACCGTCATCGAGACGCTGAAAACTCAGCAGCGGTAGTCGGTAAAGCCCGCATACTTCGGGTGCCACGCACGCAAACGCCACTACTGGCGCAATCATTCGGATGTATTGCTCGAGCTGCTCAGCGAAGCCTCATGGGTGACGACCTTTCGACCGCAGTGGCGGCATGTCTTGCGGCGGCGAATCCGACCATCGCGGAGCGGCTCGGTGTGTGTGGTTTGGAAGTGCCGGCAACCGCATTGGGGACAGGAGATTCCGAGCTCCGAGCGAGGAGGTTTAGCTTGCTTCATCCACGGCGTCTCCGCTGCAACTCGGCGAAGCTGATTCGCTCACGGGTGGCCGGCGGTGCAACACTACCAGTTCCGGCAAGCACCGCGCCTTGGATGGACGCAGCCACACTGCAACCAACCAGACAGTCGAACCAGTGGTTGTCACCGCGCTCGGGTCGCATCTTCCACTCGTCCACCGTCCGGCCACGCCCTTCCGTTTTGACGCGGTATTCGGCAGAGAGGTGCTCGGCAAACAATCGATGTTGATCCGGGCTATCGCCGAATAGAGACAAGCATCCTTTGTCACCCATCGTGACCGCCAGGCGAGCATGGATGAAGGACTTCCAGTAGTTGGTGTCGTAAACCACGTGACGCACCGCCCGTTTGCCATGCACGTTCGGCATCCGCCAGTTGTGCCCGAGGCGATCGCCCGGCTTACGCTTGTACTCCGAGAACGGTTGACTCGACGCCCCGACGAAACGCCCGTGGCTGGGCATGATCACGCTGGCGTGTGCCGACTGTCGACAGAACTGGTAGACGACGTCGGTTGAAGATCCCCAATTGGCGTCGACCAGACAACGCTCGATCCGCAGCATCGCGCCGTCGTCGCGCTTCCACTCGCGGCCGAGATACTCCTGCGTCAACTGCTCCAGGCCGGCGTAGATCGAACCTTCGAGGCCACTCGCCTTGGTCACCAGCGCGAGCGTGTTGCGAGCATCGCGGAGCGTAAAGAAGGGGCGCTTCTGATCGGGAAACGCTCCGTAGTCCACGACATAGCCAGTGAAGTCGTCCTCCCACGCTGCCACGACGAAAAACAGCAAGTTGGCCTGGACGTCGATGAACATCGTCACATGATTGCAGCCGATTGGGATAACACGACGCTGCATTCGGTTCGTCTTGCCGGCGATCTGGTCGGGCGTCAACTCGTCGTCGGTTCCGGCATCCGTCGGCAGCGGCTCGTTCTGGTACTCAGCGAAGAAGGCAGCCTCGTCCTGTAACTTGAGATTCATGGCGTGCTGGATTGCCGACTCCTCGTCATGATTGAACCGCTCGGGCCAGGCGATCTTCGCGTTATCGTCCATTGCGTCGCGATGGGCGACGTAGAACTCCGTGGCCAGACGAATGTCGCCGTGGGCGCGAAGGCTTTCGGCGCGAAGTTCACCATAACGTTGCCACAGCCTTTCGTCGCTCGGAAATGAGTAGACCATCTTAGTTCGCTCGCCGTTCCATTCCGGGTGTCGTTCGCGCGAAAGGATGTTGTCCGCCATATCGCCGGGGCGAATGACGGTGCAGGGCATGATGCCGGAGATCTTCTTGCCGGGGCCCGCCAGGCCGAGAATCGCACCGGCCAGAATGCCTTCCCGCGTCGCACACTGCGAGAGGGACCGGGCGGATTCGTCGGTCTGCGGATCGTCGAGCACCACAAGCGACGGACGAACCGTGTGGCCGTCCGACCGCTTGTATTTCATCCCGCGAATACGCCCGGTGATCCCGGCGACCTTGATGATCGCTGCGCTCGCCACGCTGCCCGGCATCGTGGGCAGGACAATCTCGCGGGCCGTCCAGCCGATGTGCGTCCGCACGCCTTTGTAGAGCTGGCCGTTGCAGCGGTTGGCGATGCCGTCGAGGCATTGGATCGGATAGACGACTTCGGGGTAGTCTTCCAGTAGCAGATCATTGCCATCCAGTTCCATCTTGATCGAGTCGAGCATGTCCATCGCGTGTCCTTCGTCCGAACCGATCAGGCAGACGAACTCCCGGTGGCCGTTGAGGACGGCCCAGATACATGCGCATTCACAGAGGCTGCTCTTTCCAAACCCCCGCGGAGTGGCCATCGCGAACAGACCGCCGCGCAACACGGCCTGTTCGATCTTGGCAATCACCTTCAAGTGGTCGGGTGACCACGGTAGGTGGAACGTCAGCGGGAAGTACGATTCACAGAAGTACTGAAAGTCGGCGGCGGCTCGCGCCTTCCGCTCCGGGTTGACGACCTCGGGCAACTCGCCGATGTCGCGGCCGGCGATGGCGATCGCCACGTTGCGAGCGCGGGCGCGTTCCTTCAGCTTCTCATAAGGATCGCCTTCCGGCTCCGGGCGCGGTTCGTGCCGAATCTCGATCAGCCACGCAACATACCGGAGCAAGTCGACGTGGCGTGCATCTCCAATCCGCAGGCCGGCTCGCGTGCGATGGCGGTACAGCTGACGTTCGTTGATGACCTCGCCCAAAGGTGTCGAGTTCAGCAGCCGGCAGAGTTCGCTCGGTCGTAGTTTGCGGGGATCACTCGCCACGTCGCGCCATCTCCCTTAGTAGCCAAGCGCAGTAATGCACAAGGTTCAGCGTGCTGTCTGGGTTCCGCGGCGCGCCGGCCTCGAGGTCCGACGCGATCTGTTCGACGGGGACGCGCACCTTGGCGGCGGCCGACAGCAGTTTGGCGGCTTGCTCTGGCGTGAGCCGATTTGGGTCCACCAGGGCGTTGTCAGCGCTCATCCACGGCCCCCTTCCGCCCGTTTGGCGGCTGGCGAAACACGGCGCGAACTGTGGCGGCTTTGGGCGAAGTTTGCCTCCTTGTTGGCCCGGTTTTGCCACGCGACGTGGGGCCGAACGGGGCCACACGTGGCCGCCCGGAAAAACATGCGAAATCTCGGCAAAAAGCTGCTTTTCCTGGCTTGAGGCTCGGCGGAACTCCTGGCTCATTTGTGACTCGCGAAGCGGACGACGCCCCGCCAGACAACACCAACCAACGCACAGAAAGGACAACCGCACGATGAACGCCAACGATATTCTTTTCGGTCTGGAATTCGAAACGACTTTGAAGGCGAACGACACGACGCCAATTGGCCCCTACCACGGCGGATACCAGGTTCCCTGGTTGCCGGAAGGCTGGAAGGCGGAACGCGATAGCTCGATTCAGACGTTGGTGCCAGGACGGAAGGGATGCGAATTCGTCAGCCCGAAACTCCGCGGGTACGAAGGCCTGAAACAGGTCGAAGAATCGCTCGACGCGATCAACGCCCGCAATGCGAAAGTGAATCCTAGTTGTGGCTGCCACCTGACTGTCGAGTGGCGCGGCGACGCGGCCGCCTTGGCTCGATTGATTTCGCTCGTCGGCAACCACGAACGAGCCTTGTACGCCAGCACGGGAACGCGACGCCGCGAACAGAACCGCTACAGCAAGAAGATCAAGAACTACGGCAACCACGACAGCGCTAAAGCACACTGCGAAGCGGACCGCTATCACCTCTTGAACCTCACGCACCTGGCCCGTGGGAAGAATCGGATCGAGTTTCGTTGCTTCGCAGGGACCACAAACAAGACCAAGGTCGCCGGCTATCTGATGATGTGCCTGGGATTGGTAGAACTCGCGCTCAACACGAAACGCCGATCGGATTGGGAGTACACGAAGCGCGAAGGGACGCGAAGCTGCTGGGATCGACCGGGCGCGGGCGAAGGCGAGACGGAACTCAACCGCCTCTTCTACCGGCTGGGATGGACCAAAGGCTGGTACAAGGGAGCGCTTCGCGACAAGGTCTACGGGCAACTCACGGGCGAGAACGCTACGCCCGACCTCAAGGCGATCAAGACGAAGCTGATCGAAATGGCCCGCAAGTACGACGAGACCAGCCGTAGCGCCGCTTAACGCGGAGCCCTTCGCCAACAAACGCCACGCGGGCGCACAGTCGGCCACGTGGCGTATTTCGTTGGCGGGTCGCGATTCACGCGACCACTTCCGCGACATGTTGCGACACGCGGCCAACGGGGGCCAACCCGGGCCAACCTTACCCCGTTTGAGAGCAGGAAAAAGCTGCTGAATTCCGGCGGAATGTTCCCCCACAGCGCTTGCTGTGTTTCGGAATTGATGGCTCATGTGTGACTGTCGTAACGCGATTCCGAAACGCCAACCAAACGGAGAACAACGATGAACGCCAACCGAAAGAAGAAACCGAACCTGACTGCCGAGGCCGCCTACGAGAACGCCCACCTGGTCGCCCAGGACCTGGTCGAACGCATCCGCGAGCTGCTGTTCGACCTGCCCGCGCCCGGCAACGACGAACACCCGATCAACTGGGCCGACGTCGGCAGCGTCAACGAAGTCAACAACCGCCTCTCTTCGATCGTCGCCTTTCTCGACGGCACCGAAGAGTAACCACCCACCACGAAAGGAGCCCCAACCATGACCATCGACGAATTGATCGAACGCCTGGAAGACTATCGCGACGAGCTCGGCGGCGACGCCGAAGTGCGACTGATGACGCAGAGCAATTGGCCCTTCGAGAACGACATCTTCGGATTGGCGTCGGGCCAAGAGATCAACGACGAGGCCGACGATGACGACCCGAACGACGACGGAGACGTTGAAGCCGACCAGGTGGTCTACATCTGCGAAGGCCAGCAGCTTTGCTACGGGACCAAGCGGGCCTGGGACGCCGCCCACTAAAGCCGAAACGCCCACGCGGGCGTCGTGGCGGGTGGTTCCCGCCGCCTGATGATGGCAGCCCAACCATCGCGACCGTTTTTCACGAGGAGCCAGATCATGGCAACCAAGAAGACCACGACGAAGAAGGCAACGACCGCGAAGAAGGCCTCGGGCGCGAAGGCCGCCACCAAGAAGGCCGCGCCGAAGAAGAAGACCACGCCGAAGGCCAAGGCCGCCAGCGGCAACGGCGAGGCGAAGGACAAGAAGCTGAGCGCCATCGACGCGGCGGCCAAGGTGCTGACCGACACGAAGCAGGCGATGAACGCGAAGGAACTGGTCGAAGCGATGGCCGCCAAGAACCTTTGGACCAGCCCCGGAGGCAAGACGCCGCACGCGACGCTGTACAGCGCCATCCTGCGGGAGATCAATACGAAGGGAAACGACGCCCGCTTCAAAAAGACCGAGCGCGGCAAGTTCGCCGCCAACGGCTAGATCAACCCTCACTCGCAACGGCCGCCGGCAACGGCGGCTGTTTTCATTTCTCAACGACGAAAGGACAACACCATGAAACTGAAAGACATCGAAGTTGGCGGGCGCTACCGCGCCAAAGTCTCCGGCAGCTTGACCACCGTTCACGTACTGGACCTGAAGGAGACTTCGACGTTCGGCGGGCGTTACCGCACGACGATTGTCGCCGTGAACGAAAGCACTGGCCGGCGCATTACAATCCGGTCGGCTCAACGGCTGCGCAGCCGCGTGGAGGGTTAACCGATGACTCGCACGCAGCCCGTTGACGAACGACAATCGTTCACGGTCGAACTTGGCCACCTGGTTCGCACTGTGGCCAAACGCGATGGCAGCACGTATAGCCACCGCTGCTCGCAGGAGTCGTACAAGGCGGTCGCACACTTCATCGAAGAGAACGCCGGCCAAGGCGTAACAACCGGCGTGCTTTGGGAAGCCGCCCCCGACGTTCCCTGCACGCAGGTGTCGGTGGCAGTCGCCTTTATGAAGGAACGCGGCTGCCTGGTCGTTCGACACCGCCGCATGTTCCCGACGTCGCGTTTCTTCTACGAGGACGCGATGACAGAGTACCACGCGCTGGAGCACGTTACCGCTGACCGCCTGGCCCGCGAGGCCGAAGTGGCGCAGCGGGCCGGCAACTGGCGTCGGGCCGCCGCGATTTGGCGCGAGGCCGCTGAGGCGACCGAAGACGCCAAACAGTCTGAATGGTTCGCCAAGCAGGCCGCCTGGTGCCATGACATGGCCGTTTTGGTCAACGAAACTGGCGAGCAATCGTAACGTTCGCCACGTCGTCGCCACACACGCCCCCACGTGGGGCGTTTTCTCGTTGGTTGGCCCGCTGGCCAAGCACGTCCGCCGGCCGCGACACGGCGCAAACGTCGCGACGTGCCGCCAACGCGCTCCACGCCTATTGATCTTTGGCGGAAATAATGGCTCTCTGTCACAGGTGGGGCGTTTGAAAACCAACAACGAAAGGAACTCGCCATGACCACCTACCTTGTCGCCACGCTCGCCCGATACGTTTTGGTGGACGCCGAATCCGAAAGCGAGGCCAGACGACTCGGGCAGCCCGCGTTGCACGCTCTTTACGCCGATGTGCGCGAACGCCTCGGCAAGGAGATGCCGATCGAGATCCGCACCGTTCGCGAAGCCACGCAGGACGAGATTGATCTTTGGAATTGGCATCACAAAATGCTCGAGCAGGAATCACAACGATGAACCGAACTCCACGCAAAGGCGACCGAATACGGTTGCTGGCGATGTCCGACGATCCCGACCCGATCCAGGTCGGGCAGCTTGGTACGGTCGTGTCTGTCTCTCGTCACGGCGGCGGAAAGGACGCCTGGAACCAAATCGACGTCGCTTGGGACAACGGCCGGACTCTCATGCTGGTGTCGCCGCCCGACCGGTTCGAGATCGTTCGTGGCAGTCCCTCGAAGTCGTAGTGTCTCTCTCACGCGGTGACCTCCGTTGATTCGTTTGCCCACGCCGCATCCAGGTAGCGAATCGGCAGGTCCATTTCCAACGCCAGGTCGATCTCGGCCTGCACACCGCGGCTCTCCCGCCAGCCGTCGAGCTTCAGCACAACCAGTTCGTTGCACCGACGTAGGAACTCCACATCGTGGCGTTCCCAAAACCGCCAATCGGCCGGCAGCCCGAACTCGGTCATGGGATGGCTATGCGCGATCGGCGCGAAGACGACTCGGCCTTTCCGGATCAGCTTCGCAGCCGCCTGGCAGGTCGCTCGAAAGCGGGCGGCACGCACGGCCGGGTCGGGATGCGTGTACGGACTGGCAAGGTAGATCACACGTTGGCCTCCTGCACAACTGCCTCGACTCGCTGCGCCTTCTTGCCAGTGAACTTTTCCCAACGCTGGACAATCACGTCACAATACGGTGGGTCCAGTTCCATTAAGAACGCCTTGCGGCCAGTCTGCTCGCACGCAATCAAGGTCGATCCACTGCCGCCGAAGAGGTCGAGAACATTCTCACCGGCGAGCGACGAATACTGAATCGCACGCACAGCCAACTCGACAGGCTTCTCGGTCAAATGAATCATTGACTGAGGGTTGACCTTCTTAATCGACCATACGTCAGGCACATTGTTCGGACCGAAGTAACGATGCGCCGCGCCCTCGCGCCAGCCATAGAAGCACCACTCGTGGTCGCCCATAAAATCCTTGCGAGTCAACACGGGGTGCATCTTGTGCCAGATCACCGCCTGCGAGAAATACATGGAGCACCGCTTGAACACGGGCGGATAATTCGCGACGTTGGCGTACCCGCCCCACACATAGAACCCATGCCCAGGCAGCAGCACGCGGGCGATGTTGCCGAACCACGCCATCAGCAATCGGTCGAACTCTTCGTCGCTCACAAAGTCGTTCGCCAGCGGACGGTCCTTGGCCCGCATCTTTTTCTGTGTCGGCTTCGCCTTCTCAGGATGGCGAGCCAGGTCGAACTTCTGATGATGCTCGTTGCCAGACTTCTTCTTGCCACGAGCGACATCGAACGAGGCGTTGCCCTGGCCAGCTTTCAGTTTCTTGGCCGCTGCATCATTCGAGAACGAACTGAGACCTGCGGCGATGGCGTTGTTGCTGCGCGGCTCCACGCGGACATTGTACGGAGGGTCGGTGTTCACCAAATGGATCACCGCCCCATCGAGCAGCCGATCCACGTCCTCCGGTTTGCTGCTGTCTGCACATAGCAAACGATGATCACCGAGTATCCAGAGGTCGCCAACTTGGGTAATCGCTTCGTCGGGCGGCTCCGGGACATCGTCCGGATCGGTGAGTCCTTCGGTAACGCCCGGATCGAGCAGCTGCGCCAGGTCATCGGGATCGAAGCCCAGCAAGGTCATGTCATAGTTGAGGGCCTGCAGTTCACCCAACTCGATGGGCAGCAGATCGTAATTCCACTCGGCCAACTCGGCCGTCTTGTTATCTGCGATCCGATACGCCTTGATCTGCTCGGGCGTCAGATCCTTGGCGATGTGAACCGGCACTTTCTTCAGACCCAGCTTCAGCGCGGCCTTGTACCGAGTGTGCCCGCAGACGATCACCAGCTCCGTATCCACAACGATTGGTTGGCGGAAGCCGAACTCGCGGATCGATGCGACCACGGCGTCGACTGCATCGTCGTTGATGCGTGGGTTGTTCGGATACGGTTTGATGTCGGCGATGTTCTTCAGTTCGATCTTCATCTGCAGTCCTCCTCCAAAATGCGAATCGCAATCGCTTGTAAGCCGTCGGCTTCGTTGCCTGACGGTGGTACTTCGATGGGGTCCAGAGTGAACGGGCGGATCGTGGCGTGGCGAGTTAGAAGCCGCCACGAGCAACCGTCGCACAGATCATCGTTCCCCGACTTCGGTCTCGTGTTGCAAATCAGGCAGATCCGTTTGTCCGGCAGAATCATCGCGGTGCTGCTCGTCATAATGACCTCCATGTTGGGTTGAGCGGTTCAGGCACGGCCCGCCGAAAAGCAGGACGACGATCACTGCGAACCAGGCCAGGTTCCAAAAGAACTTCTCCAGGCCCTTGGCGGTTGGCACAACGATGTCGTTCCAGCGGTCGCGGGGTGTGTTTGGCAGGGAGGTCATGCGTTGGCTCCTTCTCAGATGGTTTCGATCTCAAGCTCGGCCTCGGTGGGCAACCGCGTGTAAATGAACCGGGAGTAATCTTCCAATTCGCGCAGTTCGGCTTCGGTCAGTTCGTCGCTGTCTTCGAGGATGCGTTGCCGCCACTTGAAACAGCGATCGCACGTGTAGTCGGTGTCGCCCAGCTCGAGCGGCTCGTTGCACCACATGCACTTTTCCATGGGTTATGCTCCGGGACGGGTTTTCGGACTGGAAAATAAAACTGTCGTTAGCTTGGCGACTGTTCCCGCGGGCCTCTCCTGCGAGATTTCGCCGGGAAGGAACCATTGGCCGGCTGGCCGCTGGTCTTTGGCTCTGCCACTTTGGCAGAGGCGACATGGGCCAACGGGTGGCCGCGTGTCGCGTTCGGTGGCGAAGTGGGATCGTTTGACGCCATCCAGCACTTGCCGCGAACGTTGGCCAACTGTGGTGTCGACGTTCGCCCGTTGGCCTCACTGCTCGCTGCGACTGACCGCGTCGGCCAGAGTCTGGAGGCATGCGCCGCAAATGCGAACGTAGGACGCGTGCTTGCCGAGATTGCTTTCGTGTTCCGCATTTCGCGGGCGCCAGATCTCGGCAAACGTGATTCGTCGGCGACGGCCACAAACGTGACACCAATCGCTTTTCGTTGCGATCTTGTATCGTGATGGTCCGAGTGGTTGCATGGCAGGTCTCCTGTGGGTTCGGTATCGAATCGGTGTACAACCGGGTTCCGGTTAGTCCCGCACAGTCCCGCGGTACCCGGCATTGCGTTATCCCGCACGTAAGCGTGATGCCACGCGTCGGAGCCTCGTGGTCGTGTGTCATTGGTCGGCTCCCTGTTGCGTAGACGACCAGATGCACCGCAATCGCCACACACGAACGTTGTGCCGAGTGTCTCGTCCGCCGTCGCACACGATGAACGGACCAATCGTCCAACCGACGAGTGCGGCCAGGCGCCTGCCCAGAGACCGTTTCAATGCTCCAGGTCCCTTGCGGCGAGGTCTCATCAGCGAAGTCGGAATCACGACTGCGTCGCCCGGCACATCGAGAGAGAGCGAGATTCGCAATTCGTCCACCGTGACAGGTTCATCGCGAAAATGCCTCCACCAAGCGGTGAGGAGCGGTAGCCATTCGTCAAGCTGTTCATCACCGACAAGCGGCCGGCGAGTCGTGCATATCACTTCCATGTCGGTGCCTTTGAATGCGAGGTTACGAGGTTACGCGAAATTATTTTCCCGCTACTTTCATGTGCGCCGTTTTTTGTTCCTGCGCGTGCGCACGTGCGCGCCCGCACACGCGTAAGGCATAGACAAAATCGGGCTCGTAACCTCGCAGAATTGCCGTAAGTCCTTATGCCCCTTGAAAACGGCTGCGAGGTTACGGAAACGGTTGCGAGGTTACGGCACGCGTCTGACCCCAAAAATGCGAGGTTACGGTTCCAAAAATGCGCGGTTACGGACTCGAATGCGAGGTTACGGATTCGGAGGTCGGAACTGACCCCAGCAGCAACTAAGGTGTTGTGGTGTCCGATGATGCTGCGATTTCCGTAGCCGACGTGGCGTACATGTACATCCGCGCGCAACACCATGTACAAGGCCATGTACATCGCGTTGTACGTGGCCATGTACGCGCCCTTGTACATGGTCTGCGCGCGCGCCTCGCTGGCGGTTGTCATGTCGTCGTGACGACCGATCTGGAGCATCACCATTCACCTCCTGGCGCCGGAGAACCGTCAGTTGTGACCACCGGTTCCAGCTTCCACTTGCGGACGTGTTTGTGGCCGTCAGTGCCCGCGTCGCGCAGCTTTCGGCCGTTGAAGATGCGCCCCGTCAGGCGCGACAGATGCCTTCCGATCGACCGTTTGAGCGAGCCTTCGCCACGGTCCCTGTTGACCAGAAACGGCTCGGGGAGTGCATCAAGAAACGTCTGGTCCACGGTTTGCGAGAGGGCGTCTTTGGGTGGCAGGACCAAGCTGCAAATGTCGCTGGCCGCAACCTGCTCGTTTTCAAAGCGGTCCCACCAGGCCACGAAGAAGGCTTTCCACTGCTGCGTGTCGTCGTCCTGCACGACCTGTGTATTGGAGAGGTTACCGAGAAAGTCTGGGAGGCCTGCAAACGCCAGCACACTGCCGACGGTATTGGCCCACTCCTCGAAGCTACCGAGAGTCGGAACGTCCGCATGCGGCTTACCGTTCGTGTACCAGGCGCGAATGATCGTGAGAGCGGCCGACAGCAGGTCGCCGCGTTGTGCCTTGACGTAGGATTCCAATTGTTTGATGTGAAATCCCGTTCGTTCCCACGGTCGTTCGTTGTTGGCATCCAGGCGGATACTGTAACTGCGTCGCGGCATGTCGCCGGTGACTCGCAGGTTATTGCCCGTGGCCGCCCACACAGCTCGAGCGGGCAGGCGGACCGTTTCGTTCCGACCGAGAAGCCGGTCGGACCACTCGTTGGATGTGAGAGCCGCAGCCAACGACGGTGAATCGATGTTGGTGTTGTCGGGGATGTTCTCCAACATGACGAACGGCGAGGCGGCCAGCAGGATGGACGTAATCTTCTTCCGCCATTCGTCCTCGTTTTGTTTGGTCGGGATCGATTCGGCAGCCACGTTGCCAACCGCGATCGTGGCCAGCGCCGTAACGAGCAACGTCTTGCCTGTTCCCTGCATGGGAGCGTCGACGATCGCCAGCGGGACGTGGCCCGCAATCACTGGCCGCATCAGGATCGAGAACAGAATCGCCAGAGCGTTGGCGCGGCTGGCGTCATCGGCAAACGGAAACTCGCCGATAACGTTCAGCAGGATGTCCACGCACGCCTGCGTCTCGTTGCTGTCCGGATACTCCGGGATTGGTGTCAGTGTGAGGCCCGGATCGGGGCAATACATCAACTTGGAAGTCGCGTCGTATCCGGGCGACGTGCAAATCGTGCCGTCAACTCGCAAGATGGGCGCGCATGTGATACCGACCAGGGGCGGTAGACTCCATCGCCCGAGCGCCAAGACGTTCTCGGCCAGTGAGAGCGGCGGGTTGGTGCCGACAGGTTCAAACCCGTCTTCTCCCTTCCGCATGGTGAAGAAGTTGGCCACCTCGCTGAGACGGCATCGCACCCGCGCGCGGTCGAAGGATTCAATCTTGGGTTGGCCGTGCTCGTCTTTTACGACTCGTGCCAATGTGCCGCCCCGGACAAAGACGGAGGGCGGATCGTTGCCAAGCGCGACAGCCGCCATCGCCTCATCAGTCAATTCGCTGAGTTGCCGGTCATCAATCAGGATTGCCGGCAGGCTCGGGTTGCTTGGCGGGGGTGGTGCTGGACGTGGCTTTTTCGATTTGCCGTTTCTTTTGCCCTTCGGCTTGTATTGCTTGGTGACCTTGCCCAGGGCCTTGGCGACCGTCATCTGGCCGTAGGTTTGCTCTCCATGTTGCTCGTCCCACTTGGGACGCATCAGTCCCGAGCTGCGGAACAGCCGGTCGATTTGCGCGGCATCCTTCGTGTAGAACGCCAGCGTGAACACGACCGACGAATCCGCCTCGCTGGCGGAATTGAAATGGGAGTTCCAGTCGCCCGACCAGAGCGCCGCAAACTTCGCTCCGCTGCGTCGTTGGTTTGACGCAAGCTCGACAATTTCGTTGTCGTCGAGATGGACGTGACCGTTGTTGCTGGGCTTTGGCCCCGGTGTTCCCGACGGCACTGGCGGTCCATCACTGTGGCCATCGTCGCCGAACACGGCCAGGTAGAGTGTGTCAAGCTGGTCCTGCCGCTCCTCAATGCTGGCCGGCGTTTCGTCGAGACGCTCCCCGGTGACCGTGAAGAACCGGTCGCGGTCGTAAATCTCGACTTCGCCGTCGTGATAGGCTTTGCGACAGCGCGATCCCGGTTTGGTCGCTTTCAGGAACACTTTGACGCCGGTACCCGAGGGGCTGACTTCGCTGTAGCTGGCAAGCTGCTCGACGATCTCACGCGCCCAGTCCTTGAGCTGGCCGCTTTCGGGATCGCGGCAATCGTCCAGATCGACGCCGCAGTACGGGTCGTCGGCAGTGAACACGAATCCCACGCCGGCGAGGCTGGAGTCATTGCTGCAGGCGGCAATTGCTTCGTCGAATGTTCCCCAGGTGGATGCGTCCGTCGAACTGGCGAATTCGCCTGTGTGCGGATTGATCGGCGACTTTGTCGGCTTGCCGTCCCGCTCAATGTATTTCCACGCGACCCACTGCGGGCTGTCGCGCACGCCGGCCGGCGCGTTGGCATGTATCAGATGGAGGTCAACGGAAGCCGCGGAGCTCATGTTTCGATCTCCCGCGGTGTGTCTGTGACTGGCTCTTGCTCAGCCGTTCGTCGCTCGATCTCCCGGTCGATAAGTCGATTCAGATACCATGCCGCCTTTCGTAAATCCGTCACTCCATCTTTGTGTTTCCAACGAGCTACGTACTTGATGATGTTGCCCTCTACAAAATCGCATCCCCACGCTTCGATTGCATCGATCACTTCGATGCCGCCGAACGTGTAATGGCGAGGACGATCGACTGGATCGTGAGTGACTTGCGGCTGCGGCGTCATGCGGGCACCTCCAGCGGCGAAGCCGGTTCGCCGGAGGATGCCCACAGGTTGAGAAACGTCCGCCGCCGGATCGTGTTGTTCTTCTTGACGGCGTTGCGCAGGCCCCAGCGGTCGCCCATCAAGATGCAGTACCGTGCCGCGCGCGTGACGGCGGTGTAGAGCCAGTTGCGGTCGGCGAAGTAGTGCGACTTGTGGCACAGCACCACGACGCAGGGGAACTCGCTCCCTTGGGCCTTGTGCGCGGTCAGTGCGTAGGCGAGCTGGACGTTGAGCACGTGCTCGTCCCTGATGTGCCGCACACCGCAGCCGTCGAACTCGATCCAGTAGCCGCCGCCCGGTCCAGGCTCGATCTCGACGACGCGCCCGATCGTGCCGTTCATCACACCGAGGCCATAGTCGTTGACGGTTTGGATGACCTTGTCGGCAACCGCAAACTTCCGCGCAACCTCGCCGTGCAGCAGCCGCTGCATCATTTGGTTGATGGCTTTTGTGCCAAGCGGACCGATGTGCGTGGGGGTGATGATCTGGACATCATTGATCGGGTCCAACCGCAACCGATCGGGGATCTTCTGCAGGACGAGTTCCCGCAAGTAGACCTGGATCTGCTGAGGATCCTGAAAGACGTCGACGACCGACCAGGCTGGATCGTCCACGGCTGTAGGAGCGATCGCGCCGGACAACACTGCCATGCTGTTGGTCTTGAGCACACCGGCCTGGCGGACGACTTCATCGAGAATCACGGTCGGCACGAGACGGTGCTGGATCACGTCCCGCAGCACATTGCCGGGCCCGACCGGTGGCAACTGGTTGTGGTCGCCGACCAGGATCAATCGCGTTCGTGAGAAATCGATGCGCCGCAGCAGTTCAGCCATCAGCGACACATCCACCATCGAGACCTCATCGACGATCACGACGTCGTAACCGGGATCGGCGTCATCGTCGTCACCGCTTGGCTGCGACAGGATTTCCCGATGAAACTCGTGGCCGTCGTACTCCAGCAGCCGGTGGATTGTCTTTGCTTCGAGGTCGAGTCCCTGAGCGCGGAGGGATTCCTCGATCCGCTTGGCCGCCTTACCGGTCGGAGAACAAAGGGCAACGCGAAGCCGGGAGTCTTGAAAGGACCTCGCCAGTCGGGCCAGCACATACGTCTTGCCGGTACCGGCACCGCCGGAGATGACGACGATCGCGTAACGTAGCGCAGCGCGATAGGCTTCCGCCTGCTTGTCTCGTAGCCCAGCAAGCTGCAATCGAACTCCGGCGAGCGGGCGCTCACTCCAACCCTGCAGGTCGAATACGGACTGGATAAACCGTTCCGTCTCCAGACACCACGGTGTCGTGACGGCGTTGCCGTCTGCGATCAACTGCCGCTCCTGCAGCAATCGCTCAGCGGCTGCCCGAATGACGTCGCGGCTATCGAGCGTATCCAACAGCAGCAGGTCGTTGGCCTTGTCGAGCAGGTCCGCACCCGCTGTCCATGTGTGACCAGAAGACAATTCATCGCTGACGACATACAGCAGACCCGCTTCGATTCGTCCGGCGTGGTCCTTGGGCGTGCCCATGGCGCGGGCGATCTTGTCGACCTTCTTGAAGCCGTATCCTTTCACGTAACGGATCAGTTGGTACGGGTCGGCGCGGAGCACGCCGACCACCGAGTTGCCGAACGTCTGTAGTAGCGTCTCCATCTGATGATGGGTCAGGCCGAAGCTGGCCAGGTAGGAGCGAATCTCGTTGTCAGCACTGTGGGCGATCCAGGCTTCGCGGAGCGACTCGAGCGTGGACTTGCGAATGCGCAGTTCCCGGTGCAGCTCGTCGATGTCCTGGCGGATCAAACGATCGAGATGCGCCGCGCTGGCAGCATGAGCCACGATCTTGCGTGCTGTCGCCTCTCCAATGCCCACGAATGCCGGATGCTTGGCCAAGTACTGAACCAACCCCTCGGGGCTATTGGGCAATTCGTAACTGAGACTGTCGACGGCGAACTGCGGACCGTACTTGGGATCAACCTTCCAGCGACCGACCAGCGTGACCAGGTCGCCTTCGTTGGCGCAGAATGGACCTCGGAACCGGACACGATCACCGGTGTCGGACAGGAGAACGCCGGCGGTGAACTTGGGACTCGTGAAATACGTGCGGTCCACGGTGCCGCTGATTCTGTTAGGCATCGAGCGCACCTCCCTGTGCGACCAGCGTCCGCACGAACATCCGAAGGTAGGCATCCGTGAACGCGCAGGCAGCCTGGCGGGAGCCGCACCAGTAGACGGGGACGCCCCAATGCAGCGCGATATGCAGTGCCGCACCCAAGACTGCCTGCGGAGCGACGGATCGCAGTACATCTTCGTGGCGGCCGCGCAGCACGTCGTCCAGGTTGGCTTCAACCACGACGCCGGCGGCATCCATGCCAGCCAGCTTCTGCAACTCGGCCGCAAACCGAGTCGCATCGTGGATCACGGTATGGACGAAGTCGGACAGGCTCTTGCGTTCAACCGCCACGCGATGCTCGAAGCCAGCGACCGAATAGTCGCCCGCGTCCAGCTTGCGCCGCACGATGTCACAATCGAAGGAGTACTCCGCCTGCTCCCGCGTATCAATCACGATCTGGAACATGTGAGAATCTCCCGATATGGCAGTCCACGGTGGATTCGACGCTTTGCGAGCAGGTAGACCTCCTCACCAAACTGCTTACGCAATTCCTCCTGATGCAAACCGGCGTGCTCACTGACGTTCGTGAGCTGGAGGTTTTCGATTCGATTGTCCGTCTTGATTCCATTGCGGTGATGGATCTGTTCCTCGGGTGTGAGCTCGCGCCCTAGGTGCTGCTCCATCAGTAGCCGGTGCTCGTAGATGTATCTGTCGCGATGGCATGTACGTCGGGGGTTCAGCACGACGACATATCCCTTTTGGTCAATGAACCGTCCGCCCTTGTAGTTCGGGTTCTGGTCCAGCCGACGACCGCGCATTGAATTTGCCACTCGCGACACGTGACCCTTGCGAAATGTTGGTATTCCACGAGCGTGATAGTGTGGAAGGATCCGGATTTCGGCACCGCAACCGCACTGACAAGTGTGCCGCCCCTGTTGCGATTGCATCCACTCCTTGAGATTGACTCGCATTCCCTCTCTCCTCCGTGAAACGAAAAAGAGCCGAGGCGGGCACGGGGAGTCTTTCCCCACCGGCATGATGCGGACCCGGCGATGCCGCATCGTTGATTGCCGGCAGGGCACGCCATCCCGCCTCGGCCGCACCCGTGGTCACAGGAGTGCTTTGGTGCCGGTTTCATCCCTGATCAAAACGGTGTCTCGTCGGCGGACGGTCGACCGGCAGCAGCCGCCGCGATCTGGATGCGCTTGTTGAAATACACGTTCGTGTACTCGCCGCGCGTCCGCTTGGTGACCTCCAACGTCACGTCGAGCAGTTCCTCGAGACGTCCTGCCAAGTCGCTGAACTTGGCCAGTTCCAGTCCCACGGTCTTCAGGTCGCCCTTCACGAACGGCAGGGCCGCTGGCGTGATCACCGAGTTCTTGAAGATGTGCCGTCCTGCCTGCGACCCGGCGATCACGATCAAATCCCACTTGATCATCGGGTCGCCTTTCTGGCTGCGGTCCAGCCGCACCTCGTCGATCCGCGCCTGGTACTTGCCGTCGGGCACTTCCTCAAAACTCGGCGTCTCGGCCGACGAGAAGTCGTCGTCAAAGGCGCTCAGGTCAATGTCCGCGTTGTCGGGAGCAAAGCTGTCGTCGTATTGGCTCATCGCTTGGCCTTTCCGTTGGGGGTGCTTCCCGGCTGAGAACGCTCCGCCGCGGCGCCGGTGCCGGGAACTGTGCCGGGGGCAGCGGAAGTGAACGCTTTGACGAAGGCGTCGTAATCCAGGGGCAACAGGTCGGGCAGGCGGCCGGTGCGGTCGCCTGCCTCGTAGGTCGGATGGGGCTTGGTGCGGATGACCCGTTCGATCGTCACGTTGCCGGCCGCGTCCTTGCGGGGAATTGCGTCGCCGTACAGGATCATGTCGACCAGGCCGAGCACGACACCACGAGCGCGATCCGGCAGGCTCGGCTGTGTCTTGGTGAACTCGCCGGTCCGCGTCTCGATCGTTTTGTCCTGGGCGTGCGAGATGAGAACGAGACCGTAGGGCAGACTGGCCAACCGTGTGAGCACGCGATGCCACTCGTTCTTGACGAGTGCCCAGCCCTTGCCGTGCCCCATGTCGCCTTCGTATTCGATGTTATGCTTCGAGCAGACGTGTTCGCTGCAAAACTTGAACGCGTTGTCGGCGGTGTCGATCACGATCGTCTTGAACGAATGGTTGCCTTGCGCGACCAGCTTGCACGCGGCCAGGAAGTCGTCCCAGGTGTAGGTTGGCACCTTGAATACTTCCAAATGACTGAGGCCAGGCTCGCATTCGAAGAAGACGGCTTCGGGGAAACGACTCGCAAACGTCGACTTGCCGAGCTTGGGCGCCGAGTACAGCAGGATGGTCTGTTTGCTGAGGTCGGTGATCGGTTTGGTGCGCTGCGTGGGCAACGTCAAAGTCATGGGGCTGCTCCTTAGAAAATGGGTGCTTCGGAATCGGCCGGTGTCAGTTCCTCGTGTGGCAGCGCGATGTCGTACAGGTTGTCAGCCACGTTCGGGTTGAAGCCCGATTGGCAGTAAGGCAGGTACTCGCAGGGCCGCTGGTACGAGAAGCAGTTCGAAGTGTTGAGCAGCCACTTGCCGCGACGGCGGGCATCGAGATACTGCTGCGTGATCTCCCAGACCTCTTCCTGCAACATGGCCAGGCGGTCTTCGGACAGATAAATGTGCTCACGATGGAAGGCGTCAGGGCGGGCGTACCATTCGGCAAGCCGAGCCAGAAATTCCTCATCCGACTCTGGCATCTGCCGCTTGGCGGTCGAACGGCCGCTCTTGTTTTTGGCAGCCAGTTCCATGCGTCGCGCTTCGTATTCAGCCTCCGTCTCACCCGCCTTCTGCTTCAGTCGCGACTTGAGCAGGATGTTGTAGATCACTCCCACAATCGGATAGCCAAGCTGCCGCAGGTAGAACGAGTAGAGCGCGATCTGCGTGTCGGTCCACAGCTTGTCCAGGTAACTCGCGTCGATCGACGACGCCGTCTTGTGTTCCAGCAGATACGTGCCATCCGATCGCTCGACGATGGCGTCCGCCTTGCCGGCCATCACAAACGTCTGGCTGGGGCGGCCCGTGTCGGGGTTGCGGATTTCGCCCCTAAACGGCTTCTCGACTTCGACGATCTCGAAGTCTTCTGTTTCGTAGCGGGCGGCATAGCCGGTGAGCATGGCGCGGGCCAGGTTCCACGCCGCCTTCTGGTCATCGTCGCCCGCCCGCAACGGAAATTGCTGATCGATGTAGTCGAGCACCGACCAAAGGCGGTTCTCGTTCGGCTCGGATCGATACCAGAGTTCGATCCCGCCATGCACCACGCTGCCGAACGACAAGGCATCGGGTTTTTCCCGCGGTCGCAGACAATCGACGTAGCGATGCTTGTACTTCCGCGGGCAATTGCGAAACGTATTGAGCGCCGAGAAGGTCAGGACGCCTTTATCCGGCGACGTTTGTTCGGGTGCGGTCATTTTGGTTCATCCGGGTAGTGCTCGAAACGATCAGTCATCCGCACGAGGTTCCAGTGGGTCTCCGTTGCGCCGTTTGGCTCCGCGCTGTTTCTGCAGCTGCGCCTCCGAGACTGGCAGTCGGTCGTTGATTTGCTGACAGCGCCGGCAGATGCGGTTTCCGGGACCTGCCGAATCGAAAAGCCGATCACACTTCAGGCAGGTGCGTTTCTTTCGTTGCGTGTTCATGTGACAGTGCTCCAGGCTTCCGATTACTTCCGGTGATTGCCCACGGATTCAGGGCGTTCCCGCGATCTCACGCGGCGGCTTTCACGGGAGGCGTGGGGCGCGAGTCAACCCGGTCGACCCGGAACGAGTCCTCGCCGAATTCGCGCAGCAGCAGGTTGGCGAAGACGCGAACCAGCGCTCCACCAACCTCGTTGCTGCCGTCCACGATGATCACGCGCCGCGATTCCTCGACGTGATAGCTCACCTCGAGTCGCACACGGGCCACGCCGAAGAGTCCCTCGACGGCGAAGATCGCCAGGTGCAAGGACAATTCGGCGTCCACGAGCGACACATCCTCTTGGAAGACAAATCGAAATACGCCGCTCATGGTTTCACTCCTGGGAGTCGCGTGAGTGTTGACTGCCGCGTTTGTTACCTATGCCGCGGTGAGCCAACCTGTCCGGCGATTAGCCTGCATCCACGCCCGCCTGCTCGAAGAAGGGGCGAGCGGCCGCGAGTGCGTTGCGGATTTGCCGGCGCGACGTTTCCAGATCTTGCGCCGCGGACGAAATGCTGCCGCCCATCACGCGCCGGCAGACGTCACGCAGCTCGTCCGGCAGCTTGGCCAGTGCGGACGCCACCGCCTCGGCCGTTTCCCGGCGGTCGGTCTCGTCGGCGGGTTCGGTGCCGACGCGACGTGCCAGATCGTCCTCGGACACCTTGGCCGACAGCGGCTCGTTGCCGTGACCATCCGCTGGAGTGCGGTCGAGAGACATGGCCTGGAATCCGTTTGACCGCTTCTGCCGCTGGCGGTCGCGGAGAACCATCGCCACGGCCGTGTTGACCACGCGGTCGATGAACGTGTCGAGCGAGGCCCGCGCCGGGTCGAATTTGGCGGCCTGGTTGACGACGGCCAGCCACAGTTCCTGCTGCAGATCCTCCTCGTCGGATTTGCTGAAGCTGTGCAGCCGGCAGAGTTGGCGGGCCTTGAAGCGGATGAGTTTGCGGGCGTAATCCGTCAGTACAAAGTCGTTCCCCTGGGAACTGGACATGGAAGCCTCCGGACCGGAGGCTGCGAACCACGCAGTGCCCAGAAGCGGGCGAGAGCGACGTGCCGCGGTTGCGTTACCGCGGAATCAACACGTGACTGTGACTGCCGGGTTTTGTCCTCTCGGTCGAGAGGCGGCAGCCGTGTCGCATCCGGCGACAATCCCGCACGGATCGAAGGCCGCGACATTGCGGCGTAAGTCATTCCCCTTCAATGGGTTTGGACTGAAGGAGAGTTTTCCCTTTCTTGTCGCGGCGTTGCGACGCGACACCGCGCACGACCGAGTTGCTGTCCTCGCTATTGAGAATTGCCAGCACCCCACCGGCGCGCTGCACGGCCCGGTAAACCGCGTCCTTCGAGACGGTCTGCTCGGTCTCTTGGCTGAGGTACTCCGCGGCCGATCGGTACGCGCCGTGATGTCGATAGGCGGCGATGAGGATGTCGTCGGTCAGCTCGGTCTTGGTTTCGGCCTTGATCTGCTGACGGATCATCAGCTTCAGTTGCTGCTCGGTGACCGTTATCAGACCGTCCGACGAACCGGCGGCGTCGGCGTCGTGAATCGCCGTCGCGATGGCCAGCGCTTCAACCTCGATCTGGTCCTCGCAAAGAGCTGCGTACTGCGACAGCACGATTACCGGGGGTACACGACGAAGCCAGAATCCGTCGGGCGGCAGTCGGCTTGGCACGAATACGATCGGTTTCCGGCCACGGACGATTTCCGCCCGCACGGTCGCGGCGTCATCCCAATGGAGGCCCCGTGCAAACAGCACGTCCCGCGATTTGCCGTGCCAATCGGTGCGACCCAGTCGCCACAACCGATCGGCCACCAGCTCCGTGCGGCGACCAGTCAGCCCTAATGTTGCAGCCAGCGCGCACGCAATGCCGCCGGAGTGGACCTCCCACTGACGAAGGGCGTCCGGCGGCACATGAGCGCGAAGGATTTCCGGACACGGGATGAAGAAGCGCGGATCGTCATCGGGCCCATCCGCAGCAATGACTTCCTCTTCATGCTCGCCGCACTCCGGACAGAGCACTCGGCTGGCGTGCTCGGCCGAAATCATGAATTCCAGGTCGACCAGCCGCTGGCGAAAGCCGGTCGGCCAGCCCGTCACGATGGAATCCGTGACAATCGCGTGCCGAAACTCCATCAGCGGCCAGATCAGTTGCAATGGATCATTCACAGAGAATCCCCCATCGCTTGACGCACCGCTCGCCGATGACGCGAACATCATCCGGCCGAGTTCTCAGGTCGGATGTATTCGGGCAAGTGACGTTGAATGTCATCGTCTTTGGCTTCTTGCCTCCGTCGCTGATGAACACCAATTGAATGCCCACCTGCATCACGCGGACCTGAGTGCGGTCCAAGGCATAGGCCCCGAGCAACCGCTGGATGGCGTCCATCACTTCAGAGCGGTTCGCATGTTCGGAGAACTTCGGTTCCAGGTGTTCGATGGCCGGCACGTTCACCTTCGGCAGCAGGCGAATGCGCCGCAGTCGCACATAGGCGATGCGATCCGCGGTCTCCGTGGTGAACGCGAAGTCGGGATCGAGCAGGTGATCAAGCTGATAGCTCGGCTTGTCCGGCTCAGCGTCGTCGACCTCGATGCCCAACACCGCTCGGCAAAATGCCTTGCGGAGCTCCTTTTGAACGGGCTTGCCGCCTTTGGCGATCAGTTCGACGGCACCCTCGGCCGGAACATAGACGAACACGTTGTTGAACGTGTAGCTCTCCTCGCGCGGCGTGAGATTACCTTCCTCGTCGAAAATCAGCAGCTTGTCGGGCCAGTCCGGCAGGTAGGCGAAGAAGAACTCCGCGCCGCCGGCACGCGCGTAGTGATGTACACGGCAAACCTGGCCTCGCAATTCTTTCTTCCAGTAGTAATCACGTACTTCGTTCTGCAATGCAGACTTCATCGCCTCCGTGACGATGATCGGATCTGCCGGCAGGCTGTTCCAGCGATTGGAGTATTGCCCACCGCGCATGGCCTCGGCTCTGGCGAAAATGGCTGCCGAATCAAATGCATCACGGGACTCGAAGTAAGTCCAAAGCGCCTTGTCAGCCGGGCTCGCACATGCCTGGAACGCCACCATCTTTTCCGGCGACTGCCATTCCAGTTCTTCGATGAGAACCTTCTGGCCGCGCGGGTCGGACAGTTCGTTGACGTCCTGCAGGATGACCTGGAAGTGCCGGCGGCGAGGGTCCGGCATCGCTTCCCACGCCTCGGCGATCGGTTCGACATCGTGCTTCTTGAGCGCCTGCCAATCAATGGTTGACATCTCCTCTTGGTCGCCGAACAATCGCCGCAGGAGACCGTTGTCGTGGAGCTTAAGTTGTTTCCTCAAATCAAATGCCTTGGCCATTCGTTGGCCTCCTTGTGTTAGGGCGAAACACTGTCTAGTAAACAGTGGACGCCGGGTGCAAAAAAAGGGACGCCGTTCCCTAGAACAGCATCGTGGGTTTCTCATTCACGATCAGTTTCAATGTCTCCAAGCGAATGCGCATGGCTTCTGGGGAAACCTGGAATTCGTCAGCAAGCGGACGGCTAAACTCCTCTTTGACCGCGTTGTCTTTCTCAGCCTCGGTGGTCACCAGCTTCCCGCGATGCACAAACGGCTCGACTGCCAACAAGCTCACGTATTGGCGGCGGATTTCCGCAATCGTCACGGGGCCGTCGCTACTGCGGAACCGATGCCAGGCATCGTAGATCAGCTTGCGCGGCATCAGCAGGCAACTCGCGAAGTTGTCTGCCTGCCATTCCACCGGCTTTTTTCGTTCGCTGGACCGGCAGACGACGTCCGGCTTGGGCGTTCCGTCGTCGAACAACCGGCGCTCGGCCGGGTTCTGCTGGTAGTGGCTGCGGTGCAACCGCCAATGGCCGACTTCGTGCGCCAGCGTGAAATGGTAACGGCCCCGCCGTGAGGGATTCGCCTGCGGCTCCAACCGCTGCTCGATGCCGATCCGCCCCTCGGTGAACCAGATCGCCCCATGCACGTCGGCAAAGGGAAACAGCGCCTTCATGTCCTTGAACTCGAGCACGAGCTGCAGGAGCATCTCCGCGATCTGCTCGATTGGAGTCGGAGGGACCACGATCGGGCCGAATTTCTCAGCATATTCGCCAAGCACCAACTCGGCCTCAGCCTCAATCGACTTTTCATGAAGAAACGGAACTTCACCACGCGGAGCGGCAACACGACGCGCCATCATTCGTCCCCCTTCTCCTTAAGTTTCCGAATCTGCTCTTGCACTTGTTCCAATTGGGCCGGCGTCAATCCGCTTGCCTCGCGGAGCAGCTTCGGCATTTCCGACGCGCGGCTTTGAATGATCTCCGGCAAATCCTCCGGCAGCCGTCCTGCCATCGCGATCAACTCATCGGCATCTTCATCCAGGAGTTCAGCCATCTTCTGTACACGTTCGGCCGTCGGCGGATCGGCGACATCCTGCTCGACTTGCGACATATAGGTTGGGCTCACGCCGACCCGGCGGGCAAACGCTCGCAGCGTGAATTGCTTGTCCATTCGCCGCCGGCGGATGTACTGGCCAAAGGTTTCTGTTGTCTTTCCCATCGACTATGGCTTCCATGTTATGGCAACGACGGTCGAGACGGCTATGCGGCCACCGTCGCTGGCCAGTCTGCGTAAAGGGCCTTGCCGCTCGTATCGCAGGGAGAAGAACCGGAGAAAGATGATCGGTAGAGCGTACCGCTTGTAATCCGCCGGCTCGATCGACCCCGGCAGTTGACCGCCGCCTGCCAGAGTTCCTTGATGAGGTCCGCGACTCCGTTGGTTTGCCGCAGATTTCGCCTTCCTGCTTGCCTTCTTTTTGGCCATCGCCCGCTCGCCTTGTTTGCTGTCCAGTAAACGACGTGCGATAGCATAACCCGCGGGTCACCTGTTTGGCAATGCTCCCGGAAAGAAAAATGTTCGACGGTGTGCTACCCATGCGGCATCAATGGGTTACGGCCGGCGTCATTTCAAGAACAGCCGCAACTGGCGACTGGGGATGATGATGTCGGAGTCGTGTTGAATGCCCACGCGGCGAGACTTCGCACCGGTCTTGTCTTTGACTTGGATTACTCCCTGCTTGGTAAGATCGCTTAAGACGCCCTTCATGATCTCGGCAGTGACCGGACATTCATTCGTCAGAGTCGAGAACAACTCGGTGAACTGAATGCCGTCGCTGTGGTGGAAGATCCTTTCGGGCAACTGTTCCAAAAGTTCCTCTTGGCTGGAAACGCGCGCCGTCTCGTCGAAGAAGAAGCCGGGCAACATCTTCTGCCCCGTCCATTCGGCGTCGTGCTCTTGGTCATATCCAAGCATTCGTAAACCGGAACGGCCATAATGTGCGAACGAAGTGCTTTCCTGCCAGTGCAGCCCGACCATCACATCGCGAGCGCGGAAGTGTCCTGAGAGATGGATCAGCCAGAAGTCGCGGTGGGCATCGGTCGACCGGATAAAGAAGGGTGTGTAGAACTTGGCTTCGGTCCTCGCGGGGATTTCGCGGTGCAGCGCGAACTGAATCGTCCGTTTCCACTCCCGCTCCTCTTTGGCTGTCCGAATGTCTTTCGAAGGAAGTGTGATGCCGACTTTCTCGAGGATCTTCTGCGTTGGCTCGTTCTCGCTCAAGTAGTCGATCAGCGAATCCGTTGCAAACGTGAGGATCACCTCGGCATTGTCGAGCGTGGCAAGAATGTCGCGGATGGTGGGTAGCGGCACTGCGCTGTAACCAAACTGATCGAGCGCAAAGATTGCACGACCCGCCCGTCCGCGTTTCTTCACGAACTTCGCGATTTCCGGTACCTGCGCCGTAAATTCTCCGTGGATCAGTTGGACTCGGTCGCCAATCAGCGGCGCGTACTTCGATTCTGCGAGGACCTGCTGCAGATAGTCGAGCGCCTCGCGATCCTTTTCAATGAAGATGTACTGCACATCGAGGTTAAACGGCTTCGTCCTGATCTTCTGGGCGTCTTCGGCCGCCTGCTCCATAGCCTCGAGCATGATCAGCGGAGAACCCGGACGTTCTTCTTTGGTGCGCGAATCCAGGTAGCGCCCGCCACCGGCAAAACCGTCAATCAGAGTCAGTCGAAAACTGTCTTGCTGGATTCGTGCGGTCAGCACCGACACGTAGCGTTCAAGATAAGCTCTGAGGACACGATGCTTGGCTTGACTGTGTGGCCGAATCAGCGGGGGATCACTACCAAGCTTCCAGTCATGGTGCTCGTGGCTCATGGTCGACACTCAAGCCGTCTGTTTACAGTTGGACCGCGAGATTTGCGGCCACGCAGCCTGATACTGCTCGACCAGCTCTTTTCTAGTTGACGCGGCAGGCACCGCGTTGCGCGTAACGCGAGGATAGTCGTCATACGTGTGGTCGTCGAGCTCACGGCCAGTTGCCTTCTTCCTGACCCCGCCCCACTGTTTGAAGAAGAAGGGCACGTCGGCCTCGTCGCATTGGCTGCGGATGCTCACCACCCATTCGCGCAGCATTGGCCGCGCACCTGGTCCACTCTCGCCACCAACGATAACCCAGTTCATCCCGCGTAAGTCAATCGTTCCGAGGGCTTCGAGAAGCGGCTCGATCGAAAGGAACGCCATCGCCGGGTTTGCGTCGCGCAGGTGCCCGATTCTTGGCACGCCGTGGCGGCGGTTCTCCACGCTCACGCCCCACCAGATATGAGGCAGTTCCGCCGCGAAGCGAAGTTTCGTCTGGAGCATGTCGCGCAGACGTTCCGACCGTTTGGTAAGCACCTGGTAGACGTGCCAGTCCGCCGCCGCCATGATCTTCGCGACCAGCACGATGTAGTCGTCGGGCACATCTTTGTGGAAGAGATCGCTCATGGAGTTCACGAACACCATCCGCTGCTTCGACCAGGAAATGGGCTCGGTCAGTTTTTCGGGCACGAGCCGCAGATCAAAGCCTTGCTCGTAGGGGTGTCCCAGCACGCCACGGAACCGTTCGGCAAACGTCTCGGCGTAGCAGTGGGCGCAGCCAGGGCTGATCTTGGTGCAACCGCGGACGGGGTTCCAGGTCGCGTCCGTCCATTCGATTTTGGAGTTCGCGCTCATCGGTCGCCTCCACGTTTTCTTGCATCGTAGTGAACAATTGTATGAATCGACAAGCGATCTTGACGCTTTCTGGTTGATTGGTAACGACTTACGGCGAGCTTGCCCAGATCAATTCCGGATCGTCGCCAACTCAGGCCCCGCGTTCCGCTCGCAGTTTCGCCCACATTTCGCGTTGCTTCCGCCAACTGACCTCGGCCGCAATCGGTCGCAGCAGCTTCTCGTGAATTGGGTCCCGACCGGCCTCCACCTTTGGGAGAAACAACAGTTCTTCCTGGATTCGGGCATCCAGATGCAGCAAATTCATTATCTGGGTCATGCGCGGCTGTGTCACCTTGGCCAGCCGCGCCAATTCGCTTTGGTCAGAAACCACGCCGTCGCGCAGCAGGTCGTCGAACCGGATCGCCAGTGCCATCAGCTTGGCCACGCGGGGGACGCGGCCAGCGGGTGTCGGCGACTCCCCAGGGGGCGAGTCCACAATGCGGCGGCGACCGGCGTTGCTGCGGGTGAATCGGACCTTCTGCTTGACCTTGATCATGCTGCCTCTCCGTGCTGGCGTTCGGCCAACGCCTTGATGGCCGACGGGTGAAACGAAATCTCGATCGTGCTCCCGGCGGCGTCGAATTCGACACGGGCTACGAGCAGGGCGATGAGTTGGGCCTGTTCACGTGGAGTGAGGGATTCCCAGATGCTGTCGAAGTCGGCGAATGCCGCCTCGATGTCCGCCGCATTGAGCTGGTCCTTCTCGCGTTCGGCGATGTCGTTGCGCAATTCTGCCAAGCGGGTTTCGCCGCGGGCTACCTGGTCGTGCAGGTCGGCGATGCGGGCGGTGGTCGCGCTGCTGGCCGCCCCGTCGACCGCCAGCTTCAGAATCTCTGCGTGATGCCACGCCAGTTCCTTCTCGACCCGACGGCGCTCCGTGCCGAGTTCGTTCAGTTCGGCGTCGAGTTTTGCTTGGGCCTGTTGGAGCACCTCGTTGCGCAAGGCCGGATCGTCCGCGATGCAGCGGATTTGATCGACGACCACCCGTTCAATCTCAGCGGCGGGCAGCGATCCCGACTGGCACTTCTTGCGGCCGTTCTTGATGGCGTGCGTGCAAGTGTAGTAGCGGTATCGCTTACCTCCGCGCCCCGTGAAGTTGTGGACCATCGTGTGGTCGCAATTCCCGCAGATCAGCAAACCCCGCAGTAGTGCGCCGTACTTGTTCCGCACTTCGACGCCGCCCGTGCGGCCGTTGCGTTGGAGCAACGCCTGCACCTTCTGAAAGATATCGGCCGCGATGATTGCTTCGTGCTCGCCCGCGAACACGTCGTCCTTGTGCTTCACCTTGCCGATGTACAGCGGGTTGGTCAGAAGGGCGTACAGGCTGCCTCGGTCGAACGGGCCGCCGCCTTTGATCGCGCCCTTCTTCGTCGTCCATTGCTTGTTGAGCCAGCCGCGGCGTTCGAGTTCCTCGACGACTGGCAACATCGAACCGAGCGACAGGTACAGCTCGAAAACCTCGTGGACGCGGCGAGCCTCGCCGGAGTTGACCACAAGCTTGGGACTACCGCCGCTTCGGTCGACGTCGTAGCCCAGGACGGGAAAGCCGCCCGTCCACTTTCCCCTGCGGCGCTGGGCGGCGATCTTGTCGCGGATGCGCTCGCCGATGATCTCGCGCTCAAACTGGGCGAACGACAAGAGCACGTTCAGCACCAGCCGACCCATCGGCGTGGAAGTGTTGAACTGCTGCGTGACGGAGACGAAGGCGACCTTACGCTGGTCGAACACTTCCATGATCTTGGCGAAGTCCAACAGCGACCGACTGAGCCGGTCCACTTTGTAGACCACGACACAGTCAACCTTGCCGGCCTCGATGTCCGCCAGCAGCCGGCGAAGCGCAGGCCGATCCATATTTCCGCCGGTGAATCCGCCGTCGTCGTAGTGCTCGGCCAGGCACTCCCAGCCTTCGTTCTTCTGGCTGACGATGTACGCCTCGCCAGATTCGCGCTGGGCGTCAAGCGTATTGAATTCCTGCTCGAGTCCCTCCTCGGTCGATTTCCGCGTGTAGATGGCGCATCGCACAACGGGGCCGGCGGGCGATTTTGGTTTTGTGCGGCTCATTTCGCGGCCTCCAAGTTGAAGAACCGAAAGCCGTTACAGTGCGATCCCGTGATGGCCTTCGCCACGGCGGACAGCGATGTGTACCGTTGGCCTTCGCATTCAAACCCATCTGCGACGACGAGCACCCGCAGCGTGCGCCCCTTGTACTTGCGGACGATCGCGGTGCCGGGGGCGGGAAGTCGCGGGTCGGCCGCCGCGTCTGTCACTTTCAGCGTGGCCGGCTGCGGCGTTGCCGCCTTGGGCGGCATGACGCGAACTTCGGCGTCGTCGGCCAATTCCTCGGCCCGCCGCCGCGCCCGCTCGGTCAGGTCGCCTTCCGCCACGGCCTGCAGTCGCCAGGCGATCTTGCGAATCAGGTAGGCCCGGTGCCGAGTGCGAACCGGCTGGCCAAACAGTTCGGCGTAACGCTCGCAGAGCTGTCCCGTGGACATCCCTTCCAGCGCCGCCACTTCGCGGTCAATGTCAATTTTCATGGCAAACCTCTCTGGTACTTGGGGTTCGTTAACCACCGATACAACGAGACACACTGAGCCTCGTTTTGCCGGGAACCTCAAGGCCAGCGGGGTAAGTCTCGGAGGATTCTTCGCCGGAGCGAGATTCGCCGCGCCGCACGCTCCGCTGGTGGCGAAGGACGCCTTTTGCGAGAATGGCGGAAACCTGTTTGAATCGTTGGTCCGGCGTCAGATCAGTGATCGGCGAATTCGGCATGCGACAGGCTCCTTGGGGAGTGACCTGCCGGTTATGTATGCCACGACAGCCGCCGATGTCCGAACGGCTTTTTTTCTTTGCCGAGCATTCAATGGAGCACTTCCAGATACGGCCGCTGAGCGAGGTCGACATCGACGCAATAATCATTGCCGCCGGGGGAAGTCGTGCGCACCCGGATGCTGATCGACGAGAGAAGCCCGGATCAGACTACCTGCTCAACGAGACACTGCTTGAGTTGAAATCGCTCGATGACGAGGGACTGGCAAAACCGGAACGCCAAGTAAAGCTAGCGGCGTTTTTTCGGCAGCACATGGAGGACCGCCCCGTTATCGTACTGGACCGAGAAAAGCTCCCTCGCGAAGGGCAGCGAGAGTACGATCGAATTCTGGAGGGACCGATCAAGACAGGTGTCGCAAAAGCCAGGAAACAACTCGAACAGTCACAAAAAGAACATCCATCGGCAAATGCGTCAGTGCTGCTTGTGATCAACAACGGCTACACGGCGATTGATCATGACTCCCTCAGTCGCATGGTCGCCCACCGCGTTCGCAATGACACGAGCCGGATCGATGGTGTGGTCGTTGCAGGGTGTTATTTCTACAGCGATACATTCGATAGCTATTTTCTCTGGCCAATGGATTACGTCCCCATCAATCTGGACCGACCATTTAAGTCATTCGACAAGCTGAAACGCGCATGGAATGAGTTTGCCGAAGCATTCATGACGGACGTAGTGCGGGGAACGCTTGTGCCCAGCACAATCAAGGGCCCGGTCGTCGACGCACAGTTTGACTACGACGGAGTCACCTTTGTCAAACCCGCGCCGCCGATGGGGATTCCATCCGACTTCTTTCAGAAGGGTCGGCCACGCGAGAATTCCACCGGGCTTTCACGGTGCCCGCCGGTAGGATTCGTCTTTCCAGAGATGGACGCAAACGAATGGAGTCGGTTCAGCAAGGCGTTTTGCGGGATTGGCCCTCTATTCGACGACTATCGCCACTGGCAGCAGGAGCGCGCCGTGGCAATTGCCTCAGGTGATGTGTTGAGACGGTACGTGCCAATGGCTGTGACTTTCGAAGGCTGGGAGGATTGGCGTGCCATCAACGGTGAACCAACCGAGCCAACGTCAGTTTTCAGCTATGCGACAGATCTCTTCGACACGCAGGTCCGCGCAACCGCGACGTCAGCACGTGAGCGAACGCGGAACACAATCCTGCCTGCACGATACGTTCTCGCGATCACCGAAGAGATTGGACAGGACCGTGCCAACGACATCTCGCACATCGCTGTTATTCGAGAGGTTGCAGGCGCCGAACCTGTTGTCCGAGAGGTTGTCACAATCGCGAGGATGTTTCACGAGCACGCCGTGGCCGTGGCAAGCGCGTACGCCATCTGTGACGGTATCGAGTCGGTCCTCTGGCAAAAGGATCTGACCTACGCCTGGGTGTGA